CTTTTTTCCTTTAATTGATGGCAGTTTCATCGTTCTGTTCCTTTACAGTTGGTTCTAATAAATTAAGATCTTTTAGGTTGTCCATTTTCATGAATTCAGTTGGGTATACTTCAATGTCTCCGTAGGAGTAGTTAATACCGGCATGCTCTAAATAGGCTAACAGTTTTGTTCCCCAGCTGTTAATATCTTGAGCTGTGTCGTTCTGCGCCTTTCGAGTGGCGTCTTTAATTAGAGCCTCTGCTTGCTCCTTGCTGACAGCCAGTATCCTAACTGCATCATAATAGCCGCCCTTCTTAACATCTGAAGAGTAACAGCCGTGCCACTCCATCCTCCCGTACCACGTAACTCCAAGTAGAGCCTCAAGAGAAGCTATCCGTTTCTTTAGTTTCCGGTTAAACATTTTAAGTATCCTTTCTAGTTAGCCTTCACACATTGTGCAATCTTCAGACTCTATACTAGAACTATCTGAGCTGTCTGTCAAGTGTATTCTTTCAACTTTGCTGTTAATATTTTCAGCGCGGCGAGAGGACTGGCTACGGCAGTAATACAGAGTCTTTAAGCCTCTCTGCCAAGCAGTGAAGTGATCACTCAAGAATTTCTTCTTGTTAGTGCCTGGCGTGTAGAACAAATTGACAGACTGTGCTTGATCAATAAACTGTTGACGAACTGCTGCGTGATGTACGATGCTAGACTGCTCAATCTCGAAAGCCGTCTTAAAGACAGCCTTCTCTTCAGCCGTGAACTCATCAAGATCCTGGATAGAGCCTCCTGACGAAGCAATCTTACTTTTAATCTCCTCCTCGTTAAGTCCTCGCTCTGCGCAGAGTATCCGCAAGTATTTTGGCATTAAGAAGTTAGTTCCTGACAGCGTCTTCTGGGCTATGCAGTTTGAGCTGTAAGGTTCAATGCTGGGAGATGTATTCCCACAAAGGATGCTGATAGACGCATTAGGAGCAATAGCCATAACATGAGAGTTACGTCGAGCCATCTTAGGAGGAAGTCCGTGATTAGCTAAGGCCATACCATCATCATAGTCTGGAGCTGATCCTTTAATCTGCCCAATCGCAGCTGTAGCTACCTCTGCCTTCTCTCTGATAAGTTTAAAAGCACTCACGTTAAACAAGTGAGCATCCATAGAATTCCAAGGGATCATGTTTTTCTGGAGATAAGCGTGGAAGCCCATAGAGCCTATTCCAATAGAGCGCTCTCTTTTTGCTGAGTAGATAGCCTTATCCATGTAGCCCTCATCAGCGTTCTCTATGAAGTACTGCAAGACGTTGTCAAGGAACAACACCATATCCTCTACCATCTGTGTGTCTTTCCACTCGTCAAACTTCTCTAAGTTCACTGAAGAGAGACAGCATACAGCAGTTCGCATAGGGCTAGTTGGTAGAATAATTTCTGAACATAAATTGCTCTGGTTAATTTCTAGACCCAAAGCCTTCTGGTGCACAGGGAGCTCTCTATTAGAGGTGTCAATGAAGTGCACGTAAGGCTCCCCTGTCTCCATGCGAAGAGTGAGGATCTTAATCCAGAGATCCCACGCACAGACCGTCTTGCGCACTTCTTTACTGTTAGGATCTACAAGGTCCCACGAGGTATCAGCCTCTTTATCTTCTAGGCGTTTCTCAATGAGACGCATAAAGTCATCTGTAATGTTAACTGCATTGTGTATATTTAAGCATTTACGGTTAAAGTCACCGCCGCTGGGCTTACGGATTTCTAGGAACTCTTCAATCTCTGGGTGGCTGATGTCTAAATAGATAGCGCTAGAGCCTCGACGGACTTTGCCTTGCTGGACAGCTAAGGTGAGAGTGTCATCCACCTTCATGAAAGGGATCATGCCATTAGAAGCTGAGCCTTTAGTAGTCTTCTCCCCTTCGGTACGGATAGCTCCCCAGTAGCTTCCTATGCCGCCACCTTTAGAGCTGAGGAAGGTGTTCTCTGTCCAGTGCTCTGTAATGCCAGTGAGGGAGTCATCAACAAAGTTAAGGTAACAGCTAATAGGTAGGCCTCGGGTAGTTCCTCCGTTAGCTAAGACTGGAGTAGCGAACATCAGCCAGTGCTGACTAGCATAGTCATACATGCGCTGTGCATGGTCATCGTCCTCTGCAAACGCCTGGGCAGCTCGAGCATACGCCTCCTGAGGGCTTGTCTCACCCTCCACTAGATAGCGCTCCTTGTAAGTTTTCATTGCGTAGTCGTCTATTAGGCGGTCTCTGCTGAGGTCAATTTCAATCATTGTGCGTTCCTTTATGGCTAAATTTTGGGAATAAAAAACCCCAGCCAAACGCTAGCCCAGCTGGGGAGGAGGTATTTTATTAAGGTATGTGAACCTATATTATAACACGGATTAGTCGTACTCGTCAAGAGAATTTTCTCTGTCATACACATCATCAAGCGATACCCTATAAGAACTGTTTAACTCAAATAACTCTACAGTATCTTTCTGAAGCAAATCGTCTCCGTAGTCAACTACTTTTTTATTTTTCTTTTCACTGTACACTTTCAACATGTCTAGAAAGAACTCGAAAGGCACTACTGCTAAGGCTTCTGATCTGTCCTGCCTGATAACTCCGAGTGGTACATGTCCGTTAGCGTTGTCTTTAGCTTGCTCCATCACTGAATAGATTGCAAACTTGTTACGGTGCTTACACTCGATGCTGAACGGCACATACTTACGAGCTAGAGGGCTTAAGAGAATATCCTCACCACCTGCTCCCATTGAGGTGCTCTTAACGTCGTCCTCTTCCAGTACTTCTGGGAAGGTGTCTAGTAAGCTATCCCGCACAAACTGCTGATGCTTACGCCCTTTTGCTTTTGCTGATGATGGTTTCATTTTAATCTTCCTTATGTGTGTATGTTAGCTGCACTTGCGAGACATCCGCAAATATTATATCGAATCCGGCCGCTTTGATATTCAGCTCTTCTCCGGTAGGTTCTAGATCTATCGTAACTGACAGAAGTGCCTCCCGTTTAAACCTAGACTCCAAATAGCGAGGAACTAAACAGGTGTTGGGAAAAGGGTTCAGATCCTTATGCTGTGCGATTAATCGTTGCTGTAGAATCTTAGGAAATATCTCTTCATCCATGTGGAACCTCGATCGTTATGAATTTAGGTTTACTCATGTTACCTCGTATTATATCAGACATCCCAGCAAATACCAACCCTATTATACTAGCTATAACTAAAATTATTACGAGATTAACTATACGCATGGCTACACTAGGTCCCAGAAAGTAGGTGGTTGGAAATCCTCAGGCTTAATTACTTTACCATTAGCGTTCTTCGTAACTTGTCCATCGATCTTCTTAGAGCTGTTGGCAGCACACACTCTACGAAGGCTCTCCTCAGCATTCTCCACAGCCTGCTCGTGAGTTTGTCCTAGGTAGCGGAATGTCTTATAGATGCCGTTAAGAGCCACGAAGGCTAGATCACAGTACCCATCAACAATTTCTGTCTCGTTAGCGGCTGACACGTATGCTCTTTCTGTCTCACGGAGCTCCTCAAAGGCCAAATCTAAAGTGGTATCCATTACCTTATTAGTGTCGATGACTTTCAAGCCCTCAGCTTCGTAGAGATTCTCTTCAATGCCTTCTAGCTCAAAGTCCTTTGCCCACTCAAAAGCGGTCTTTAAAATATCCTCTGCCATTATAGTGTATCCTTCTTCTTCGTTTTTTAGAGTGGTCTGAAAATTCCTTACAGTACGTCTTCCATTTCTTGTTAGTATGTAAACTCTGCTGAGCTCTTCGTTGGATGTGCTGTCGATAGACTTCGTAAGTGAATATATATGCTACATCGTCCCTAAGTTCGTTAGCCCGTGGATGATCAAGCGGCTGCAGCAGTCTCAACCCGTTCTGCCTGATGTACTCAGAAGCTTTCTTCTTAGTTAGGAAAGGTCCTACATATTCCGAATGTAAGTGTCTCCTAACGTAATAGAACTTACTCAGGAACAAAGAGTCTAGGCTTACTGGTCTCATTATCCCAATCCTCGTAACGTAAGATTCTTGCACATCGTAGCTGAACTAACGCTTCCTCTTCAGTATATCCTTTATTAAGATACAGTTCAAGTGTTTTCTTCCATAAATCTTCATGAGGAACTCCTGCCAAGTATTTCTCTGCAGTCTTCTCTCCGTAGCCTGTAATGCCTAGGTAGTTATCAGTACGGTCTCCAGCAATGGCTTGAATATACAAGTAGCGGTCAGCGTCCTCTTCAGTAACCTCTGTAAGCGTTCTCTCAGTTGGGTTGTACAGCCAGCCTGGAATAGTCTTGAAGTCTTTATCAATGCTTACAATAATCTTCTGATGATCTGCCATGTACTCTGGACTCGTAGATAGTATACCTAGTACGTCATCGCCCTCAATGCCACTCACAAGAACAGTCTCGTACTTATCTGTTAGAGCCTGACGCACCGCTGTGTGAGCTAACGGCTTCTTAGTTTTGCTGCGAGGGTCCTTATAGCTGGGAAGAAGATCCTTACGAAAGTTTTCCTTTCCAGTCAAGGCTAACATGCAGCTATCTGCTTTCAGTGTCTTCACCATCGTTTCTATCAGGCTAACTGCCATCTGCTCAGCGTCTGTCAGATTAACTGTCCAGCTGTACACCATGTCATCACCAATCTCATAGCCAACCTCATTCATGTGCGCTGAGCAGGCTTGGTATGCTGGGATGTCCGCATCAATTAGTAAGTGTTTTTTCATCTAATTCTCCAGTATCTTTGATTTGCCAGCTTTCACTAAGAACTTATCCCACTGACTGTTGAAATTGTATTGAGTGCTGTCAAGGATGATCGTGCCAGTAGTTAGAAAGTTAGCTGGTATCTCCCAGATCCTCTCATCTTTATCTACTGCTAAGAACAGATCATAGTACGCCAGGTTGTCCTCCTCAGCTGGAATGTTCGTCTTCACTCGCAGCCTCTGATGGTCTCTGTGGTTTACCCAGCCAGCAAACTTAGTCTGCACAGCGTAGTACCTGTTATGCTTATTGACTACTAAATCTATAGAGGAGTGCTGGCAAGTAGGTCTAAATGTGTAGAACCCTCTCGCTGTATAATATGCTTCCACCAGCAGCTCAGTAGCTGTACCTTTAATTGAATTATCCATATGTACTAGTGAGTCTCTGCCCAGGTAGCTCCAATTTCAGCCTCAGCTTCTAAAGGGCAATCCCAGTGCAAAAACTTCTCTCCCACTGTTTTCATTTCCTCCTCACAGATCTTGGCAACTTCTTCTGCACAGTCCTTGTGAGATTCAATTTGTAGTTCGTCATGTACCCAGAGTACCTGCTTAGCGTCAAGCCCTCTACGGTCAATCTCCTTGTTAACCTGCACCATCCACTGCTTACAAATAATAGCACCAGCGGACTGTAGTAACGTATTCAGAGCCGCATAAGCAGACCTAATGTGTAACTCTCGCCCATCAAGCCCCTCTAAGAAGCCTCTTTCCTCTACAGCCTCCTCTACAGCCGTCCTGAGCTCGTTAATTGCAGGGTTAGCTGCCAAGAACTTCTCTTTAAGTGTGTAGCCTTTGATCCACGCTGCCCAATCCTTAACGTCATAGCGCTTTGGCTGTCTCTTCTGCTTGATAGCCGTTTCGTTCTGCATCTTGAAGTAATAGAGTGCCTTTCCCAGTAGAGCGTATTCTGGAACTCCGTATAACTTACCGCCATCTTTCTGGAACTCTACCATGCGCTGGTGAGTCTCTCTAGCCTCTGCAATGTCCTCATCAGTAACACCTACTGTAAGACCAATCTTATAGTTGCCTCCTCCATAGAGCCATGTGTAAATAAACTTCTTAGCAAGGTCTCTTGATTCAAGCTCTGCTGAGTGCTGATTAATAGTGTGCACATCAGTGCCTTCTTCTTTAGTGCCGTAGCAAGCCGCCTTCTCGTAGACTCCGCCGTCGTACAGCTTTAAGTAATTCGCTAAGCAGCGAAGCTCTAAGCCTGACGCATCAGAACCAACTAGGACATAGCCTTCGGGGACTGTAAACATTTCTCGGCACTCCACACCGTAAGGGCTATATGCAGCTGGCACTTGTCCTAGGTTAGGGCTAGAATGTGTTCCTCTTCCAGTCACTGCTCCGTTGTGCTTCATGCGACCATGAATCCGGTTATCCTCTTTACAGTGGTTAAGCCATGAGTGAGTCCCTTCACAGACCATTCCAATCCGCTTCTGAATAAGCAAATACTCATTAAACAACTTAGCTTCCTCGTAAGGTAGGCCTTCAAGAACAGTCTCGTCAATCTTAGGCTGGCCAGTATCAGTAAACTCTTTAGGCTTCCATCCGTGGTATTCTTGAAGGACTACTCCAATCTGCTGTCTAGATGCGGGATTGAAATTTACTTCCTTAATCTTAATAGGCCCTGTCTCAATTAAATCAAAGAGTTTCTTGAAAGTAACATTGCCTAGACGCTCCTTATTAGATGCCTTCAGTTTGCGCAGCTGCTCTTCCACTTTCTTTTTAGTAGCGCCTTTTAGGATGTGCTCTTCATCGCCTAGGTAAAGCTCTGCTGTATAGTATTGCGGAGTCTTCATAGGAATCTTCTTCCCTTTGTACTTAGCTCGCAAGGTGTCCTTGATTTCCTGGCGTCTGCCAGCTAACGTCGAGTAGAGCTCTTCAGCCTTAGCTTTGTTGAAGTATACTCCCGTCTTTTCCTGTTTCTGTAGTATGCGAGCAACATCATGCTCCAGCTCGATAGCCTGCTTTGAGTAATTTCGTGCTTCTAACAGCTTTAACAGCTTCACTGTAATGTAGGTATCTTGAACACAATACTTCATCATCTCGGCACTGAAGGTTTCCCAGCAGCCTTCTATCGGCTTACCGTCCTCATCAACTCCGTAGTCTCCCTTATGCTCTTTCAAGCGGTAGCCCCATGCTGCCAAGGCATGGCTTCCTAGGTACTTGCCAGGCATCTTCTGGTCATCATGCAGTGGAAGATTAAAATACTGGAAATCGGAATCTTTAATGTCAGACTTAATCAGCTGTGAGAGGACAATTGTGTCGATAGTATTCTCTGGATACCAGTCATATAGCTTACGAAACACCTCGAAATCAAAGTTAACTCCATTGTGAGCTATCAAGCAGTCCGCTGTCTTTAGAAACTCAATCCCTTCCTCGATAGAACCATACTCATCAGAGTCGTCTGTCGTGAAACCGTACCTCTTCAGCGTCTCTGGATCTTGTGCCGCTATACAGTGTATTTTGGTTAGCTCAGGCAAAAGGCCATCTGTCTCTAAATCTACTACTAGCCTCATTACCAGCCTACTTTCTTAATAGTTACTTGTTCTCGTCTCATCTGGCAATTCAGCTCTAGCTCCATTAGGAAGTGAGGCAGTAAATGCACTTGATTGAAATGTTTAGTCTTCTCTTCGCCACTGTCAGCACTCTTCCACTTCACTGTGAAGCCGTCCTTACCGTGCTGTATGATAGTGACTTCTTTCATTTAATTACGTCAGAATCGGTGTTATAGTCAGTTGCGAAAAGACCCCAATGCGAATAGCTTTCAAATCCGTCCTGGAAACCTTTCTCTTGGCAGTACTTCGTAAGGAAGTCATCAAGAGCCTCTGTAAAGCTATATTTGGCAGGGGAGTAGTCTGCCTCCCACTCTAGGTAGCCGTCACGCTTATCAATAGCGCTGGCACGGTAGCTATCGCCCACTGTAAGCTTCATTAAAGTTACGTAATAGTAATCAGTCTCTATTAGGATGTATTCTGACTCTGGGCTATGGTACGCTATTTTAATCATCTTCTAACCTCACATATTGTGATATCTCTAAATCAACTTCCTTCTCAGACGGAAAAGAAAAGTCCTCTCCGAAAATGTCTTCAAATAGACCTAAGCTCTCAAGCCGTGGAATGTTAAGCAGCTTTAAAGTGAAGCTATCATAGGCCAGCTTACGGAGCGCACTGTACGGGATAATTACTTCTCGTTCTTTATTCACGCTTTTTCTCCTACTACTGTTAAATCATAATCAAAACCTTCTTCCCCCTGCTCGATAGTAAGTCCTTTTTCAGGAAAGAATCTAAAGTATACCTTTTTTCCGACGTTATGTCCAGCATCTCTTGCTTTCATGACTTCAATGAAGCCCTCGTTAAGTTCGCCATCTTTCTTCTTTTTAATGCCAAAGATGTTATTACAGTACTGCTTAAGGGCAGCACCTCCTTGGATGCTGTCTAGCGTGTAATCTCCTCCAGCCTCAACAGCTCCCTTACTGTTATCGTTCTTACGGATGTGGCTAATGCACTCAATATGTACTTTAAGCTCTTCTCGTAACCCCGCAATATCCTTACATAATTTCTTAGTGAACTGAAGCTCGTCAGACTGGCCGTCTATGAGAGTTGTCAGGTGATCAATGAAGATATACTTACAGCCACAGGCAGTTGCCATGAAACGGATACTGTTAAACATTGCATTTATGTCACTACTTAAGAAGTTGTCTCCAATATACAGATTATCATGCTTTTGAATATGCTTGATAGCCGCCTCTGCCTCTGCCATCTCGAAAGGGAACTCTGGACTATCAAATCGCTTGCCAGCCACCATTCCAGCTAGGCTCAACAGTGAGTCTTCAGGCTGGTCTTCCATTAGAAAGATCCCAACATTGTCTCCAGAGGTTACTCTATCAGCAATGATCTGCTTAAACATAGTAGTCTTGCCCATGCCTGTCCCTCCAAGCCACATATTAAACTGGCTATCACGCATGCCGTAAGAGAGTTCTGTCAAGGTAGGCCAAGGGTAGGACTCCCCGTATTCTCGCTTTTTAGTGAGGTCAATAGTGATCTCTGAAGGCTGCAGGATAGAATCAAGCTTATAAGGCTTAGCTTCAAAGTAAGCTCTCAAGAGCTCCTTGCCACGCCCTGTAGTCAGCATCTCGTTAGCGTCCTTGGCAGGTAGCTCTGCAATCTTTAGCTGCGAGGTGGTAAACAGTGGAGCACAAGACTCTACAGCCTTCCTTCCAGCTTTGTCCATATCGAACATCAAGACAATAGTTTCAAAGTTGCTTGTCAGCCAATCATGGTTCTTCTCTAAGCATTTCTTGGCAGCATCTGCCCCGTTAGGAATACTTACTACTGGGAACTTACAGCCTTGAACTTCTGCCAGAGACATGCAGTCAATAGCTCCCTCAGTGATGACAATGCTTCTGCCGCCTATCTTAAAGAGATGCTTGCCAAAAAGATCATCAACAGTACCTATCGTCATATAAGGGGTCTTAGCAGTTTCTCTGTTGAACTTCAGCTTCTGACCGATTAGCTGCCGATCCTTATCATAGTAGTTCTCGATCTGACAGGGATTATCCTTGTAAGTCCCGCACTGATAGTTATACTTTCGACAGGTATCTTCTGAGATTCCTCTCGCTTCTAGTTCCTGGGTAACACCTTTCAAGAACTTATACTCTTTAGCTGGCTTACTCATTGTTCTTGTTCCTCCTTTTTTTAAATCAAGCTCTTCTAGAGCCGCTGCAAGATACGCCTCGGACTCCACCTTGGCAGGAGCTACCTGCGAGAAGTGCTTTTTAGATATCTTAGCTTCGCAGCCTACCGTAAAGCAATACCAATGACCATCCCCGTAAAGTGTGAGATTATCACTAGAGTTGCATGCTGGGCAGGGATATCTGGCAGCTAACACTATATAGCCGTTCCGAAGTAATTAAGTAAAGACGTTACTCCAACCATTGTTAGCCAGCCGAGTATAAGTAAAATACCCGCAGCAGCAAACCAGAAACCTGCCAGCTTACATCCATCAATTATATTTTGCAGTTTACGCATCTTTTTAGTCCTTCTGTTAGTTGAAGTGCGGGGAGGAAGCGCTTGCATCTCCTTAATGGGGGCGACCCACCGTCCTACTATATAGACGACTCCCCGCATATCGTTAAAACTGATTAGCAGCCTTCTTTTTAGGAGCCTCGCCTTTTAGCTCATCAGGAAGGTCATCATCCAGAACATCTTCAATTGCTTCTTCAGAGACTTCAACGTCCTCGTCAGCAATGTCAGAGACATCTGCATAGTTAAAACCGCCACCAGTAGAGCCGCCCTCGCCAGAGCCGCTAGACTGTGCTACATCTGCACGCTTCACTAGGATTACTTCTTTCAAGTAGAATGGGCAAGCAACCTTGTCATTAAACAGCTCATCAGGAACTCGTGCTGTAAAGCCTAACATGACAGTGTCTCCACCGTGAGCGTACTCTTCATCAACCTCTTTCCATTCACAATCTGTCCACTCGCCATCAACCTTCTCGCGGTTAGTGTATTCACGGACTCCAGTAAAGCGGAACTCTTCAGCGTTGGCATTAACAATGTCGCCTTTAACGTTCTTGACAGGGACTGCCTTGTTAGCGCTTTGGTTGAAAGCAATATGCACGTAGCCAGTATCTTCTAGGTAGCCGTCTTCTACTTCCCGAGGCTCTCGTAGCTTCTCTGAAAGCTTGATCTCTTCAGCCTTCTTCTTCTGCTTAGGAGTGACAGCATCATCAATGTAGTTTTGCTTAACGCCCTCCATAGCGGCATGGAAAGGTGCAATGAACTTCTCGGCATCTTCCGTCTTCATGCGCACAATGATTGCTTGAGAGACATTCTTCTTAGAGCCTTCCTCAACAAACTTTCCTTTAATGTACGTAATTACCTCGCAAGGTGGCGTACTGTAGTTAGTGAATCTATTAGTTACTTCCATTTTATTCTCCTTTGGTTAATCGTCTAAGTTAATTATCATCTGTAAGTCTTCTTTTGTCAAGTCTTCTTTGAAAGAATAATCACTTTCATCGCAGGTCAGTAGTATTACACTACTCTCATAGGCCTCTTTACAGACTACATCCCTGCCTACATTAAAGGACATTACTGACAAGAGCCCTGAAAAAACGGACATGACAAGTATGCCAATCGCTATAAATACAAAATCATTCATAATTATTCTCCTTCAGTGTTTATACATTCGGCTATCCAGAACCTAGCCTCTAAGAGCTTCTCCCAGCAGTTCTCTTCCTCTAAGGAAGGGTCTGGTAAGGTACTCTCAACATCGTAAATGAGCTGATTTAGCGTCTGCTCAACGGACTTATAGAAATCTTGCATATATTAATCTCCCCAAAGGCTATTTGTATTTGTTTAAGTGTTCTTTCTTTCGCTTTTCTTTTTCCATAGTAAGCTTTTCCAATTCACCTGTCAAGGACATTCTGGTGTAAATAGACGAATAATACCGATGCTCATAGCTGTTCATATAGCCTGCATACTTATTAAATTCCTCTGCCCAGCAACCACAAGTACATTCTTGATAGCACTTACTCCAATTCTCCGGCTTTAGCAAGCAACTACCCGCCCAGCACTTGCTAGGATCTCTGTAGACTAGTCCTTTACAGGAGCTCACAGAGAGAAGTAGTATACAAATAGCTAGGTAACTACCAGACAGTGCTAGAAGGCGTCTCACGGAGCTCCTCAGGGGCAGCATTCACTAAATACTCCTTCACAGCTCTGCAGGAAGGCACTATAATGGCTACTCTGCCGTCTGAGAACTTGACAGTGTCTAAATAGACAGCCTGCTCGGCTGCTCGGCACTCTTTAGCGGTCTTAAAGCGCATCTCTACAGGATCCTTCATTTGCAGATATTGCTTGTCAAGGGATTCTGCGAGAGGGTTGTGCATAAAGAGGTATAATGTGAGTATGTAGGTAAGCATATTATCCGATTCCTGTCTCGGCAATGCCTGCTGAACGGTAAGAAAGCTCTTTACGCATGCAGCTGGCAAGAACTTCTGATGTTTGGCATTCTCGTAAGACCGCTAGTATGTGATCTGTCTCCATCTCGGCTATCGGGAGATACTTTAAGCGATCCTTGCCAGACTTCCCGTAAGTTCCCCACTTTAAGAAGCGTCTCTGGACAGAGTGTGGCTCTTCAGTTGTGAGTGAAAGCTCTATCTCATCTCCGTGAGCAGAACGGCGTAAGTAGTCTAGTCCGCCATCTACCATGTAGAGTCTATTACTGATAGTATCTAGGTGCTCTCGGTAGTCGTGTCTGTGCAGGCTCTCTAACACAGTGCCGTCAGGGGTTTTTATTGCGTTTCTTATTAAGGTCATCTTGTCAATCTCGTCATGTATGTGGGTTAAGTGCTCTTGCACAGTAGGTACTTCGTCTGGTGTGGGTAATTGTAGGGGCTTACTCATTGACTGACCTTTAATCGGTTATATATTTCGTCAAAAGGGATAGGCCTTAAATCTGTTTGTTCACATGATACATTCACGTAATTTCCTTCTGGTGATTCTTTATGGTGTAAGTGACCATGCACATTAGCAGTGTATCTACCGAGACTTACAGGGTGGATAGGAATATGCGTTAATAGGCAGCGCTCTAATATCTTGCATGGGTAGACCTTATCAAAATATTCAAGATATGTTCTTACGCCGTATATGTCATGATTCCCCATAATGAGGTGTTTATTGCCATTGAGTTTCTCAGCTATCGGTACGTTGCGTTTGCCGAAAGCAAAGTCGCCGAGGTGATAGACTATATCTTGAGGTGTTACCGTTTCATTCCAATAATCTATGAGTGCTTCGTCATGCTCCTCTATAGTAGAGAATGGGCGAAACTCTTTTTCGTACTCAATAATATTCCTGTGTCCAAAATGGGTGTCGGATATAAGGTAAATCTCACTCATTCCCCACCTCCCATTTCTTCTTTCCAGCGCTCAATGAAGGACTCTTCGCCGTCGTCGTAACTAAGGAACCAATCGCAACGATGGATCGCTATAGCTGCTTTCGACACTATTTGTGCCGCCTCTATAAACAGCTCCCTTGCCTCTTCTCCCATTTCGAAAGTATCACCGTCCTCGTCTGGCCTACCTTCGGCTAGGTCTTTTAATTCTTCTACTACATAGCGCAGATTATCTTGCACATAATTAAATTTTCCGCCGCTCATTCCCCACCTCCAACATATTTCTTACCAAGCACAAATGCTGCGCCCACCAGTGCCGTTACCACGACTATAGTCAGTACTAGCTGCCAACCGTCCAGCTTAGCTACAACGTCCGTAGCGGTGGTGAATAGATTGTCCTGCTCCTTGACTATGATAGTCTGCTGTTGCTGTTCATTGTTCATGCCTTACTCCTTAACTTCTCCTGTTCTGTTACAAAACGTACTTGGCTCTGCATGCCGTTTCGACATTGCCTCCACAGGATATAAATTAATTGATAAATAAGATTGAACCCAATAGGAGCTACTAGTGTTTCGTTGCGTTCGTAATAGAACATAACAAACCCCTTCCACCAAGGCACTAGCTCGACATTATTGTATTTGTCTCTAACGAATGCTTTATAGTTCATGATTGCTCCTTTAGTTTGTTGGCTGCTGTATCAGTAATGCTGGCCACCTGCTTTTCTAGTTGGTCTAGTGCTTCAAGAATGCTTTTTGCTTCTTCTCTAATCAACCTGCCATGCTCGTACTCTGCATTAGGGTAGTTGTTAAATAGCTCCTGAATTTCAACCCCCCTATATTTTATAGCTTCAGCTCCGTCACGCACAATCTCAATCAGTTCTTTTGGGTTAGTCATGGTCGGTTTCCTTGGTTGCATATTCATAAACAATTAAATCAGCAGAGAACATGTCGGGCGGGTCGGCAAATGGCCTAACGTTGGTGAATATATAATTACGGAATTCTTTAGTAAACTCACAGAAAAGCAGGTCACCAACTCGCGGCAAATCTTGCTTCCAACCATGTACACAAAGGTTCTTGCCCTCGTAACTTGATATATTAATACTGTCGCCCCAGCCGCCACCTACTTGATATTTAGCTTTTGTTAAGTTAAACACCGAACCGACTTTAACAATTTCAGGCTCTTGCCTTTTCTTCTTGAATGGCCAGAAACTCATTCCCCCTCCAGTTGTTTGATGTGGTCGGATAGTTGGACGGCGCGGAGAAATTCAATATCCTGTAAAATCCGTCTAATTTTATGGGCAGAACGTTCGGTAGTCTTACAAACAATCCAAGCTGCCGAGGTGTTAAGGTTAACATTAGCATGAGGGTTATTGAATTTAGCTACATCGCCTTGAACAAGATGCATATCACCTAAAGATGCTAAAGCCTCTCTCAACAAATCCCTCTCGGCAACTAATTCACTGACAGACATTGATGTCGGTTCGCTCGTGTCTTTAGTCATTCCTGCTCCTCTCTGGGCTGGTTCTTAGGGATAAATACTAACGACATATCCCAATGCTTTAAGTACTCTTCTCCGCTTGGTGTAAGTGTGGCTAGTTTAAACCCAATGTTAGGCTCGACCGTAAGCCATATTCCTTTCTTCTTGGCATTAAACAGAGCTTCAATCGAATAGCCCTTGGGCTTCCCTAAATAGTCTTCACTCATAAGCACCTCACTCAACAGACCTACTCCTCAGCCTTCTCTATTGCTTGCCTATATGACGATACGCTAATGGGCACTCTAAGTCAAGTACTTTATCAGGAACATTCACAAAATGGCCAGCTTTAGCCAACGCATCATTAGCACTGTACTTGCCACCGTACTGGGTAAAGTATTCCTTCACAGTCTCGATAGTGGGCACAATAGAGAGCTTGTTAGTGCCCTTAAGTACTAGACCCTCTCGGCGGGAAGTCTCCACTACTGTAACTGATGAATAGGCTCCTGAGTCCTCATGCTTGACAATGCCTCGCAAGACAATCTTCCCAAGCTTCTCCTCAAGAGTGTCTATAAGATAGTGCTTAATGATAGCCTTCTTATCAGCCTCCTCTTTTAGTACCTTCTCTTCAGCCGCTTCACGGACTTTCTTGACAGCCTCTGGCTCAGCTTCTTTCGGCATGGCTTCAGAGGGTTTCGCTTTTACGGGCTGGTCTAACTGGTCAGTAGCCTGATCAGCTTCATCTTTAAGCTCTGGCTTGGTTACTTTCTGATCAGCTGGGCTGACCTTTTGCTTCGAGGTGGTTTTAGTCATTGCTAGTCCTTCTTAAAGTTAATTAAATATAAATGTTCTTTAAAGTGTTCTTTATAGAGTTTCTCATAAGCCGTCTGTTGTGTCAACAGTTAATTTATGAGCCTTTCTTTAAAGAGGTTTTTTAGTAGTTACAACAGCATCTTTCAAGAATTCTTTAAAGTAATCTTTTAAGTAGATACTTAACAGTATTTATTATAACCGGAAATTTAGAAAGTTGTCAATACTTATCTGGCCATATTACTGTAATTATCTCGCAAGTTACTGTTCTTTAGTAGGTTTCTCTATGTAGGGTTCTCCTAAAAGTAACCTCTGCTCATGGGCTTCTCGTAAGGAGGCCTGTACAGGGTCTGTTTCTTCAAGATAGGTGCACAGAGAGTCGAGATAGTTCACAGTGTCTTTTATTTCCCTGTCCAGCACGTTTCTATCAGCCTTCCGTCTAGTCTTACGGCGAGCGGCATCCAGTTTCCTAAGCTCTGTTAAGGTCTGCGCTATCTCGAATACTGTACGGCAATCTATTATGCTTCTATCTGTCATCTGCGTGTTGCTCCTCATCTAGTAAGCGTTGTTGTTGGCACTCTTTCTGGTACTTAAACCAAGCTGTACCGGTATCTTGCCAGTGCTCTATAAGCCAGCTTAAGTCGTCCTGTTCAGTTTCCCTTCTCATAGTATCACCTTTGAAATTGCGATTAAGAATGCTGTGTATAGCTTAGTCATCTAGTAAGCCCCCTGTTAAGTTATAATTTTAAAGCCTTTACGGTCACATTGCTGCTTGATAGCGAACTGCATATCGTTGTAGAAGCGTTCACCTTCAGCGTTGTACTGTCCAGATCCCGCCTCTGCAGCCGCATAGAAGAAATACTGCTCGACAGCGTAGTTGTACAGCTCCTGTAGCTCTCTAATGCCCTTGTCAGCTATTCCTGTGAAGTCACTTACAGCGGTTTCTTTATCGAAGTAGTCTTTTGCCATTTCTTTTTATTCCTTTTCTAGTGGTTAAATGTCTAGCAGTTTTCTATCTTGTTTCTGTCTTGCAAGCACAGCTTCTTCACTGCCCTCTATGTCGATCAGCTTATCCATCTTGTCGAATTGGTCTAGATCAGCATCTGTTAGGTATTCTACCAAGACTTCCATAATGAATAGCCCCATCATGTTAGGTGCTGCTTCATCGCCTTGCCCGCGTTCTAGATAGCCTTGAATCTCTTTAATGGGTTCTTGCAAGCGCGGTGGCTGATCTTCTTCTTTATAGTACTTTTCTATGTAATATGCAAGCTGTAAAGTGGCATTGAGTGGCTTTCCTGCATTAAACAGGCGTAGCATTTCATCAAGGTATACTTGAAAGTTTTCATTGGTAGTCATTTGGTTAGTCCTTTTCTAGTTAGTATCTATCAATTATGCATTCCCTAGCCATTTCTAGTAATGTATTCCACTCGTCGCTAGTTCTGTGGTCAATCTTATGCTGTACGGTTATTATGTCTACTTCAGGATAATCAAGGCAACTGTACAGGTTCTTTAATAAGTAAATGGTTGCATTCGCTGCTGTTGGTTCCATTGCTAGCCTTTCTAATGTGCATCTGTGCATATTTCTTTTAGTTGTTGCTCTAGCCAGTGGTACTCTTCTAGAAAGCCTGTTAGAATAGCGTTATCGAGGCGCATAAAGTTGCCTGTGGTCAAATCTAAAAGGTCTCTTACTAGCTTTCCATAGTCTGTTTGGTAGGATACGAAGGCTAATACGTCTGGATCTAGCTTCCTATCGCTAATGAACTCACAGCCGTGAACCTTCATGTTAAGCTTCTTAAGTTCTTCCAGTTTGGCTTCTAGTTTTTGCCTGCTTACTTCTATCATCTCTTAAGCCTCCCTTGAATCGTATCTACTGTCGCGTTGCCACAGCTTAGCATCAAGCTCTTTATAGGCCTCGGTTGCACCTTCAAAGTAACAATTCTGAATAGTGCCGCTGCATATGTCAAATACTATGCTAGATTCCCACTCGTCAAATTCAGCCATATCATCAAAGAATGCATAAATTAAGGTTTCTAGTTGGTTATGATCCCAATCAACAGCAGGCTTTTCCAGCCATTCTTCTAAAGAGTTTGAATAGAAGCTTATAAAGCCATCACGTGAGCTATGACGCTCTTTGACCCAACTTGCAAGGTTATCTTTATCAACTGCTTCATAGAGAGCTTTAACAGAGTCTTTACTGATAAAGGCGGCGAGAGTGTCAGTAGTGAAGTTATACTCTTTAGGGCTTACAAGCTTATCAAAAGTTAGCTCTACAGTGACACCTGTCAGATCGCTTAGCTCGCTAGTGAAGGCTGGCAAGTATTCTGACAAGTAAGAGCTGTGCACTTTGTTAAAATCAGCATCCCAATACAGCTCAGAAAGCTTTTCTAGTTCCTCATCCGAAGCGCCTAGCTCATCGCCGTAATATGCTAAGTCTCGTTCTAGCATGTCATCAAATACGGCATCATGATAGCTGTTATAAAAGCCGCTGAATGGAAGGTTTATTTCTAGTTTATCAGTCATCTCTATTCCCCTAGTGATTCTATGTAGTTAGCTGCTATCTCGTACCAATTGACAGACGATAGAGCGGCGTTAACAATGTCGTTTACAAGTGCAGTATCAGCGTCTGGGTTGTAGTTGAACTCTGTTACAGTCTCTTCTATGTACTCACAAAGAGCATGTGCAGCGTTTTCTTCTTTGCTGAAAGTATCGCAGGCTAGCGCGTCTTGGTAGAGATCTTCAGCCTGCTCTTGAAAGAAGTTGTCATAGTGTAAGTTGACTAGCCAAGTCTCATAGTTAGTCCATCCGTTATACTTAGTCATCTTGTAAGCCTTTCCATTGGTTGCGTTTCTTAAGTGTTAGTATGCACTTCTTAAAAGTATTGTCAAGCCTTTTTATTGAGAAAGTATCAGCTTGCAAGTAGTATAGCTGTAATGTTGTTGTGCTTTACAGTGCTCCTCTACAGTTTGAATGCTGAAAGGCATCATCAGGCTAGCGAATGCTAAGCACATTACTAGCAGTACTATGAGAGTGTAAGCTAGTACGAAATGCTGTATAGCGAATTCTTTCAAGCGATTCCGCAAGCGTTCTGGTGAGTCTTTCTTTATAGTTACGTTTGAGTGCTTGGTTGTTTTAATGTTAGTCATGGCTCTATAGTCCTTTTTCTAGTTAATGGTGGTTAGTTTGGAATGCGACGGTATGTGCTGTTAGCTAGTCCCTTATCACGTAGTAGCTGAAGAAATTGCTTTTCAGTGGTTGCGTGTTGTTCTAGCGTGACTATCTCGCCTGTTTTGTCGTTCCAGTAGTCTATTTCAAAGCCTAGTAGCTGTTTGCCTCTGTTGGCCTTCTTGAGTTGCTTTAAAGTCATCTTGTTAGCCTTTCACTGCTTGGTTGTACGTGTACTCTAAACCTTCATTATGTATCTCAGTAGCTATTACTAAGCTTTTTACTCTTAAGCTGGCCTCGTGTAAGTCACCCGCCTCAATGAGCTTATCGATTATGTTTAGTGTCTTTTCGAGATTCTTCATGTTAAGTTGTGCTTTCATATTGTAAGCCTTTCCGTTGGTTGCGTTTCTTAAGTATTAGTATGCACTAATCAGCGAGAGTGTCAAGAGGTTTCTTTAAAATAGTTGGAAAGTATTTAACAAGTTAGCATTTCAAGCCGTCTCTATCAGCATAGTGGCGCTAGTTAGGCTGGTGAGACGGTGCTTTATAGTGGCGCTGGTGAGTTGGTTCTTTTGAGTTGGTTCTGGTGAGGGTTCTTTACAGGGGCTAGAATATACACGTTTTTGGCTGTAAAGCAGTGCTTAATATGCATTCATGCATAGGCTATCCGCCACCCTCCCCCCTAGCCGCCCTAAAAACACACTAACTATTAAGGTTTTTTCTGCACAGTTCCTCACTGTAAAGCTTAGTTTTTTGCTAGCTTTTCTGGTGAGTTTATTGCTGTTTAGTGGCTAGAATTGGCTGTAGGAGCTGCTTAGAGGGTTTTCTGGTGAGGGGTCTGGTGGGGTGGGCGGGGGACACTCCCCCCTCCGCACAGGCTTGTATATGAGCTCGATATAAATTTTTTAAAAATCGGAAAATAGGAGAAAATCCTACACAGAAACCGTACAGATTCCGTACAGAAACTTGCCAGTAACGAAACATGGCCAGATGCTGCGAGGATGCCTAACCTCTAAGTATGCACATATGCACATTTCTGGAGAGATCCCCAATAAAACAGCTATTTAGCGGCACTTACAGGCCTAACTTCAAGCAGCTGATGAAAAACCCCTAATTCTGCCAAGAAATCCTGCCTAGATTTACTGTCCAGAACCCCTTAAAATTAACCATTTATTAAGGAATTCTAAAAAGTCCGCTAATTTGTCAAGTAAAATCGTACAATATGGCCAGTTTCGAGATCCTTATATTACAGTAGCTTCCACGATTATTGCTAAAAAGTGCTTGACACAGGGTCTAGAAAATGTTATAATTCTCATGTGAGAGAATAAATACTCTTTAAAGAAGGTTCTCACAAGAAGTTCTTGTTAGCATGCTTAAAGATTCTTACCTAAGACTAACAAGACACTTTGTGAGTTTCTAAACAGCTGTTAGTTGTTAATCCTTGGATTAATCTTTAAAGAAACTTCTTAAAGAATACTATATAGACTACTATACAGTATAACACTTCTTAAGGACAGGTCTGTCTAGATATTCGTTAACGAATAATTAACCACTTCAAGCCGTCTCTACCAGCCATCTGTTTTTCTCTCGAAGCAACTTATAAGGCAGCGCCTGTATAACAGCTATACGAAATGTATAGAATTACTATACAGCTTAGGATTAGAATGTATGTATAAGCCATATGACTTTATAGTGGCATTTCAAGACGGCATTGAGAAAGGCTTCTTTAAAGAGGAGCTCCCAGATATACTACCCCTACCAGAAGGGGCTTATTTAAAGGAATTCACAGAAGACAGCCATGACGATAAACTACCCAACTAACGAGAACCACTATGCAGCCTAAAGTACTAGGGCAGTTACAGCCTTCAGGCTCTGGTGCAGAGGCGTTGTTCACAGTAACAAACAGGGCAGAGGTTTCCGCTATTGTGGTTACTAATACAACAGGCAGCACTCATGAGTTCTCTATCTATCTAGACATAGGCGGCTCTGCTACGACTGATGACAAGGCTTTATTCCGCAGTACGTCTCTCAAAGGCAACGAGACAGTAGTTATCGATTTTGAGAACAATCCCATACCAATGCTAATGACAGGCTCAACCCTCTCTGTGCAGAACAGTACAGGCACTACAGTCACCTTCACAGCCTGGGGGAGAGAGGATCTCTAGTGACTCTTACGTTTTACCCTAGCAGAATCTCCAATGTGAACGTAGAGGCAGGCACAGTCACTGATGGCTTAGAATACACAGCCTCTCTAGATGTAGGGGTTACAAGGGACGGAGTAACAAACAATGTCTCTAGGCTCGACTACCAAGACGGCACTTACAAGATAGTAACGCGAGATGGCTCTGGCACAGTAACAGCTATCCAGCATGTTCTCGCAACAGAAACAATCACCACCACAATATCGAGAGACGGAAACGGGTACGTATCCTCTCTAGACCGCACTGTAACGACAAACTAAGGAAAACTAACGATGGCACTTATCACAGATCCAGATCAGCTGAATCAAGCTACTGAGGTTACTTTCAACACCACGCTAAAGACTATCACGCTCTCTGAGGCAGGTAACCTTTCGTCAGACGGTGTTACTCTTAAAGCTCTTTATTCGTTCTGTAAGGAAGAATGGAAAGACGATGCTAACCTTATTAAGTTTGAGTTTCCCTTCACACCTATTACTGACGAGAGTTTCGAACTTAAAGACGGCTGGGACTTCGCTAATGACGCTTCCCGCTATTTAGTACGTACAGCAGGCTGGACAGTAGTTAACACGTCAGGGCAGGTTACACAGCAGTGGGCAGGCATTATCGGTCTTGGTTCTATTGAGGCTGACGATCAGCTCTACTTCGAGCAAGGCGCAGGAGCTACCAACGTACAGCTTACTGGCCAGGTTAACCAAGCAGTACAGATCCTAGACGATCCTAACGGTGATGGCAACTACTCCGACGGTTTTGACTACCGAACAGTATTCACTCTGTTTGTGCGTGAGCAAGCCCAGACCTTCGGACAGTCTTCCATTTCTGATATTGGTGTAACGACAATGGCCTCACAGGCTTACCGTTTCCCGATCAGTACAGCAGCGGATCTTAAGATTACAGAGTCTGATGTTAATATCGGTGCTAACACTCCGTACACAGGCATGAGCATTACTTACAACGCTGTAGCCCAAAGCCGCTCAATTGGTGGCTCTAACTATGATTTCGGAATCATTATTGATGGTAACAACGGTACAGCTGAAGAAATTTACGAATTTGTACAATACCAACTCCGCCAGAACTCAGATATTGATGCAGATGCAGACTCCCTAATCGGTAAGACTGCAGACGAGCTCCTCGAGTTTGTTGGGGACACACTTAAGACGAAATCAGCCACTAACCCAGACGGCGGTGGTACTGGTGTTTATATTGATAACTTCCAGACTGCAGATACTAACCGTATTGAGTTTGTAGACAACACAGCAACCACTCGAACATTCCCATTCGTAGCTGTAACCACGATTAACTTCAACGCTAACCTACAGAACGACGCAAGCGCCATCTACCGAGTATTCTTCACAGATGCTAACGGTAACGACTTTGGTGACAGTGACGCAATCCTTGTAGATGACAACGGTGGCTCAGATGTAGCAGGCACTATTAGCGCAGCTTCCTCTATTACTTTTGACTTCGACTATGACGGCAACGTACAGGGCGGACGCACAGCAGCTACAGATGCACCAATCACTGTAGTCGCTATCGGTTTAGACACTGGACAGTACGTGAGTGCAACAGGAACGATTACGAGATCTACCTCCAACTCCGTATCTCTCGTAGCACCTCTTGAAAGAAACTATGAGAACGCTTAATGGCCTACCGAGACGATATCTCAGCCTTAAGTCCAGATCACCTCTGGGTATTAGATCCAGCGCTCACTGACTCTGTAGGCTCCCTCACTGTAACCAACACAGGAATGGCTACAACAGGGACTGCAATCTGTGAAGACATAACAAATAGCTTGACATCTAACGGTACTTCTGATAGACTATCTGTAGCAACCTCTACAGACTTAGATGGAGCACTAGACAGGAAAGCTGTATGCGGATGGTTTAGAGCCACCGCTATCCAGTTACCTCCTAAGTCAGTCTATCGCGAGGGAACGTCAAATAACCAGTTTAATCTGGTCATGTGGGCTGGCAATAACTTAATGCTAGACGTAGTTAACGGCAGCACCGTAGTTCAAGCGTTTGCTGACCAAGTATGCCAACCGAACAGAGCTTACCATATACTAGCTCGTGTAGAAGGCACTGGCTTCGGCAACAAAGTAGAGCTCTATGTAGACGGCGTTAAGCAAAGCACTACAGAGCCTGCTAACGGGCAACTAGGAGCAGCTACTTTAGGCTCCCGCACAGCGGCTGAATGGGCAGATCCTTCAGGAAGCACTGAGGTAGGCAATGCCACAGTACTCCTCAACGCCCCTGTCAACGGCAACTATGCTATGTGGGCTTCTTTTAGTGGGGCTGATGCACAGCTAACAGATACTGAGATACGGGAAGAACTCTTTGAGAAGGGTGCTCTACCTGGTACAACTATCTCCGCAGGCACTGAAGCCGCTATGCAGACTTCCTTAGACGCACTTGCAGACAGCGCTAGAGGAGACGAACCTTTAAACATACGCATAGAGGCAGTCACTGGAGACGGTGATCTTACACTAAGCGCAGACAATATAACACACGATGCTTTAGCGTCTATTCACGTCCAGTATATGGGCACAGGCACGCTAACATGGACAAACACTAACGGATCAGATGCCTCCATAGGCTCTACTCCAAACGGCGGAACTATTAACTTTGTAACCCCAGCAGTACTGACAGTATCCCCTCTCATTAGCGGAACAGAAGTTAGATACTATGACGCAGGCACTACAACGGAACTAGCTGGAGTAGAATCCTCAGGAACTTCCTATAATAGCTCAGTCAGCGCCTCTTCAGTTGATATTGTGATACACAAAGAAGAATACGAGAATTTAAGAATATCAGGAGTGGACATGACAAGCGGTGACGTTACAGTGCCTATTCAGCAGATATTTGACAGACAGTACGAGAACGCTTAATGGCTATAACGTTTGTAGATAGTAATGTACAGGATTCCGCTGGAGCTTTAGCTCTGACGTTTACAATCCCCGCAGGAGCCACCACAGATGACTTCATGATTGCTTTTGTTAAGCAGTCGGAGAACACTGGACAGCAGACGTGGGACGATGATGGCGGCGGCGGTAATGGCTGGACTCAGCTAACCTACAACAGAACTACTGGCGGACGTGACCAAGAAACTGCTATATATTATAAAGTGCATAGCGGCTCTGAGAGTAACCCTACTTTCACATGGAATACTAGCGGCACTACAGAGCCTATGTCAGGCAGCTTACTTGTTTACCGTGGAGTAGATACTAACGTCCCTATAGCGGACTGGGCCTACGCTGAAGCGCAAAACGACGCTAACCCTCCCAACCCTACTGTAGACATCTCAGCAACGCCTGCTACAGTCTTAACCTTCCACGCAGCTACTCACGATGATATCTCTACGGTAGCAGCTCCGACAGGCTACACTCTCCGCACACAAGTCTGGTCAGGTACTAATAACGACCACAGAAACCACTTTACATCGGACTTAATCGGATACAATACAGCTGGCTCGTACACACCGCCTGATTGGCAACACTCTGTACTGAATACAACGCCAGAATATCACACCTATACAATAGCTCTACAAGAGCCTCAGCCTATAGGTATCTTAACATATGATGATGCTGTCACGTACGGCGTATCAGACACAATCACAGGCTTCGGTTTTGAAGCTACACAGAACACTGGTAAGCTAGAGATTTGGGATGACCTAGCCGGAACAACAAAAACTACCCAGACGATTACTTCGTGGGGCGACACGAGCATAACCTACACAGTTACTCAAGGCTCTCTTCCCAATAACGAACAGCTCTACCTAGTTGTTACGAACGACACTGGTGATGAATCAGTCCCGCTGGCTATAACGTTAGGTCTAGCACCTTACCATACTGTTATCAATAATCAGTCCCCAGATCACTGGTGGAAACTAGATGATGATGCCTATGCAGATAGCGCTGGAATAAATCCCCTCACAACGTCAGTCATTGGTGGAGGAGGTTCTTTCGAGACAGATGCAATATGCGAGCAGAACACCCACTCTTGGAAGTCAACTACCGGAGTTCGCCGAGAGCCTAGCAACACAGCTAACATGAATACCTCAATAACAACTAACCGTTTATTTGGCGGCTGGGTTAAGTTCGCAGGCATCTCTCCAACTCTCTCCTGCGTATATGAAGAAGGTGGTGGGGTTAATAACTTAGCTTTCTTCTTAGGCATGGGAAACATTCTCATTGCTCAGCTGGCAGATACTGCAGATGATAACGTACAGGCGTTCAGTGACTTCGCACTAGAGCCTGAAAGAGCTTATCATGTAATGTTCAGGTTCTCCTATACAGATGCAACTAAAGAGTTTAGACTCTATATTGACGGAGAAAAGCAGGCGGTAACGAGTGGCAACCCTCTCACAGCTACTGACTTAGATGCCCACTCAGGAGACATTTCATTTGGCGGACCTGGAGGAAGCCTAGAAGTAGCCGGTACAGATGTAACCTTCCAGACCCAACTAGACACTAATTACGCTAACTGGGCTTCATGGAGTGTTAGCAAGACTGATGCAGACATCTTAGAGCTTTTCCAGCGTGGAGCTGTTCCTGATGTCACTATCTCATCAGATACCGAAGCTAACATGCAGACAGCCTTGGATGCCCTTGCAGATACAGTACGCCCTAACGCCCCTCTAGCTATTAGAGTTGAAGGCGCTACAGGAAGTGTAGATCTAGCTTTAGATGCGGACAACATCACTTTCAATGATAGCGCTACACTCCAAGTAGAGTGGCGTGGCGGTGGCACCTTAACCTGGAAGAACCTGAACGGATCTAACCTAGTTAGCAGAAAAACCTACGCACCAAATGGCGGCACAGTAACGATAGTGAATCCTGCAGTGCTTACCCTCACTGGACTGGAGAATCCTTCTGAAGTTCGCGTCTATGAAGCAGGCACAACAACTGAGGTAGCAGGCCAAGAACTGGTAACGACAGGAACCTTCGCAGCCTCTGTAGAAGTAGCGAGCGTAGACATTGTAGTTCATGCTTTAGGCTTTTTAAATATACGACTGACTGGCATCAGCATTAGCGGCGATACCACTATCCCTATTCAGCAGCGCGTAGACAGACAATATGAGAACGTTTAATGTATACTTTCGATGGACCTAATAAGAGAATCACACTAGACCCAGGAACAACCTCTTTCAACGTTTCTGACCTGTACTCTCGCTGGAAGGATTGGCTGATACTCTCAGACAATGCTAAATACTTACCAGCTTTCTCTAACTCAGTAGGCGGGAATGCCTTAGGAGGAGGAACCTCACTAGGTCAGTACTACTTTATCCAGAATGGCTGGGTAATACGCCCTCAAGAGGCTGACCACACACTCACAGTTACAGGCAACCTGTTCCCTATCCCCGACACCGCTTCGATATTTACCCCCACAGTAGGCGACTTCCAAGTGGTGATTAACCTGAATACTTCAAGCCTAACCCAAGCTATCGAGACAGGCGGCGGAGGCGGCGGCTCAACAGTCTGGACAGAGGCTGAGAAGAACAAGGTCATGGCAGACGCTGACACAGCAGCACTAGGGAGCCTCTAAGGAAAACATATGACAACTTATTTCGATGTACTAGAAGCAGCCGAGACAGGCACCTATACGGAGATGCGGGCTAAAGCAGATGACTTTCAGCTCCACTTCTGGGCACGATACCTAAAAACTCGCTTCCAAGAAAGCACACACACTGTAAACGATATTAAAAGGCTTATTACGGACGAGTTTCACCTTCCACCCCCACTATAACAAAAGGACCTTACTATGGGAAACTTTACTAACCCTGCTTATGGTAGTGATGCTGCCAGAGTAGAATCCACAGCTAACACCTTCACAGCTGGCGAATCCGAAGTGATTGACACAAAAGGGAATGTTCTCTTAGGATGCTTCTTGCCTACTGGCGGAGCCACTGCCGCTACATTGACCTTTAAAGCGTGCGCAACTGCAGACGGCGCCTATGTAGACGTTAAGGACGCAGCAGGCGCAGCTCTTTCAGTTACTGTAAGCACAAGTGCTGTAGAGGCTGTAGCTTTTGGACCAACTATACTAAACCAGCTAGCAGCATTTCGCTACATACAGCTTGTGAATGCAGCTGATACCGGAGCTTGGACAATTAATACGAGGTTTATTGAGTAGATGTTTTGGCTATTAGGAGCAGATACTGGGCTAGGCTTTAATCCTGCCACAGACGTTACATCAGGAACTAACACTTTATGGTTGGACCCTACAGATGTAGCCACAGTCACGAAGAATGGCTCGGATGAAATCAGTCAGGTTGATGACAAGTCAGGTAATGACCTGCACTTAACCTACTCCTCAGGACTCTCCGTAAGCCCTGCGATACACGATGCAGACAACGCTATCGAGATGCCTGGCGTTAATTGCTGGAATGTTTCCGGCGCAGTAGGCACAGCCTCTAGCGATAAGTATAACTTCCTACATGACGGTACAGGCGGCACTGTTATTATGGTTGTAAAGATCGACTCCTCTAATGCAGGCGGCTTTGCAGCTCTGTTTGCTACAGCTGCTTACCAGACCTCCGGCCAAGACGGCGTAGCCGCATGGTATCGAGATGACGGTGCTTTTGAAGAGCAGCTTGCAGTAAACACCATCAAGACCGCAGGAACAGTCTCTCAGAACAACTATGCAGATCATGGCTTAGAGTCAGATCGCTACATGATACTCACTATCAAGACCGGAGCTGACGTTGGCGGAGCGGATAATGACTATCAAGCTCGTATTGATAACTTATTATACGATAACGCAGAACGCTCAGGACTCACATACGGAACTGCAGACTCCACTCGAGGCTTCCTCTTAGGCTCTTCTGGATCCAGCACGGTTGGAGATGTCAGCTTTAAAGAAATCCTCGTCTATGAAGGCTATTTAGATGATGCTGACCTAAAATCTATCCACTCATACTTGAATGCTAAGCACAACGTTTACCAGCCAACAGTAGACACACATATTCTTTTAGGCCAGTCTAATGCAGTCGGCTACGCTCTCACAGCAAACGCGACAGCCTTCGCTGACAACGACATCTGCCCACGTGGCTATATAAATAACCCTGACACAGATACTGGCTGGACTCTCTTGAAAGCGGGAGATAGATCTTACGGTAACGGCGTGACAGCCTTCGGTGCAGAGACTAACTTTCTATTTGAACATACCACAGCCAACCCTACAGAGCAACATGCTGTAGTGAAATACGCTGTAGCCTCAACCTCCTTAGCAGACGACTGGGGAGATGGCGATACTGTCTACAACGACGCCATAGTGGAGGTCAATGAAGCAATCGCAGAGATGCAGACCCAGCTAGGCAGAAGCTGCAATATAGCCTCTATATGCTGGCTACAAGGTGAAACAGACGCTACAGACAACACAGACGCAGATAACTACGGAACTAACCTCACCAGCCTCCTCACAAGGCTCAGGGCAGACATTAACGGTGCCTCAGCTACTACAGACACTCTAGTCATTGCAACCTACACAGACGACGCTGGTACGTGGCCGTTCGTCGCGGAAGTAAATACTGGCAAGACTACTGTAACAGGCGCTGACTCAAATGCAGCCTATCTAGATAATACAGGATTTGCTACAGTTGTTTCTGACGATATCCACTTAAATGCGGCTACTCAAGAGACAATTGGGGTTGAATGGTCAGACTGCTTTGAGACTCCTGTTAATACCGTCGCTCCAGTAATATCTGGCAGCACAGGCATTGGAGAGGTTCTTACAGCCACAACTGGAACGTGGGATGCTCCAATAGCTAATTACTCTTACCAGTGGCAGAGAGATACTGTAGACATTTCTGGCGAGACTGGTACTACCTATACAACCACTCTTGCAGATGACGGAACTTCAGTTCGCTGCGTCGTAACAGCCGCAACTTTCACTGACTCAGTAACAGCCAACTCTAACGCTTTAGATATCGCTGTATTCTCACCGTCAACAATTGCAAGTAACGTTCTATTCTTAGATCCTACAGACGCGGCTGAAATTACGGAAACTAACAATGTATTAAGCGATTGGGGAGATAAGTCTGGAAACAGCAATGACGCGACTCCTGTAAATGACTGTGTAGCTTACGAGTGGCAGTTCAACGGCAATGATGTGATGGCTTTTGAGCCGGATTCTCACTTCACTCTAGATTCTAGCATAAATACTACAGTACTCAGTGAGGCCAATAGTTGGACTTTCTGCACAGTAGTATCGCGACGCGATAGTGACGACAATCGATTCATCCTAGCAAACGGTATTTCAGGCGTTGACCGAATGGTAATCTATTGGACAGGAAACACCTTCACAGCGACCATGTATGACGGCACATTCTATGCGAAATCTAAGAACGACATGTCCGGCGTTAATCAAGCCTATAAGATTTACGTTTCCTGGGACGGCGCAACCAATACAATGACACTGGAAGTCGATGGAGTCGATCAGACAGGCACAACCAGCGGGCCAACCCGTTCAGATGCATTTGCAAAGTTAGGCGCTTGGACAAACAGCACGTTTGACTGGAATGGCGAGATGGGTCCAGTTGCCCTCTATGATGAAGTCTTAAGCGCTGGAGACAAAGCAGACTTGAATGCATGGATGGATGATTGGGTCGGTGACAGAACGTCTAACTTGCGTGTCACAGCGTCACGCTCTTCTTTCCAGCACAGAACTCTAAATAACAGCGATAACACACAAAATGCTGTCGTTAAGCACGACAACGCTGATGGCTATGATATTGTAGGTGTTCGACTTATTTATCCGAATGTGGAGATAAACGCAGGAGAGCAAGACCCAGCGAATGCTATTACAGTGTCTGCTGCTGTCGATGACGGTACTACTACTACCCAGGTCACTTTCAACGGTGGAGACACTACAGCAAGCGTGGCAGCCGGATCGTACATAATTTCGGATCGAGTTGACATAACTATCTCAGCAGGAGCTACCTTTTACGAGCGCGTGCATGTAGCCTGGACAGGGGACTTATATACTTCCCGCTTCTTAGACAACGGACAAGGCGACGAACGCGAGGTTGGTACAGGCCTCTCTGATAAGTCTGTTTCAGGGTCAATCACACATGCAGATGGTGATGCATATACAGCTTGTGCTATTATCGCTTACTCTGACGACGGAAGACAGCCAGGAACGATGATTCTCGGAGATTCCATTACTGTAGGCCAAGGAGATGGCTTCGGGGCAGATGGCGGTCAAGGCTATGTCGAGAGAACTTTCCACGCTCAAGGTATTCCTTATGCAAACGGAGGAAACGCTTCCGAGCAGGCAGTCCAAACAGCGGCAGCAGGAGCAATGGATATCCGAGCAGAGATTGCTAACGCATTCTGTAAGAACTCTTACGTACAGTACACCATCAATGACTTACGAGCAGCCCGAACAGTGGCACAGATTACAGGCGACTTAGAGACAATCTACGGCCAGTTATCTGACACAACGGTCTTCCAAGCTACGTGCACGCCAGATGAGACAGGCGGCGTAGGTACAGGAACCAGTGCAGACGGAGATTACGATAATGCTGACCGTGTAGAGCTTAACGACGACTACCGAGCTGTAAGCTTGACAGGGCAGGATGGATTCATTGAAGCAGCACATGCCTCTGAGCTTACTGACGATGCGAACCGCTGGGATAATGATCCTTCAGACTTCTCTACAGACGGGATTCACCCTAATAGCGTAGGAGCTGCAGGCATGGCGACAGGAATTGGCTCTGAAGTATCAACAAAGTTAGGATAAGTTATGACTAATAAAACCCAGATATCAGAAAAATTTGCAAACGACCACCAAGCTTTCCAGGCAGAGCTTGAAGGCATCTTTAAGAATGTAGCGTACAACGAGCAGGAACAAGGCTTCACAGTGTCGCTGGACAACGGCCAGACAGCACTTATTTCTTTTGACGCCTCTGACGCAGAGATCTTGACAATACATGGGCAGCTGCTGTAATGTCAGAACTTCTCTTCATAGTATGGTTTACTTTCACATTCTGGGCAGTGCGCGGAGTGACAGAAGGTCCTGACGTGACGACTAAATTCCCTAAACTTCTTAGTTTCATTACCAGTAAGTATAGTTGGGCTCTTCAAACAGCTCTCATGGGCTATGCTACAGTGGTTCCGGCATTAGTTAATCCATTACTTTATATACCTGTTTTAACCCTCTCGTGGGCCTTAGCTGTAGGTAAAGGAGCTAAATTCGCCTTAATTCACAGGAAAACCGACTTATTAGAACACTTTTTAGACGCTTTATTGCGATCTAGCCTCTTTTTAGTGCCTTTCCTGGCTCATTTATACTTTATTGAGATAAATAGCTTGACATGGGCTGGAATCTATGTTATAATAGGTGTTACCAGCTACGCCACTACTCAGTGGTTAATAAACTTAGTTTACAACGATAAATTCTATAAAGCTGAAGCTGTACATCAGATTCTGACAGGATTGTTTATGGGATCACTCTTCGGGGCACTCCAATATGTATAGTCCAGAAATCATAGCAGCCATTCTTGGATTCAGTGGGGTCATTATTACACGAGCTCTTGTTCCTTTAATTGCTTATTGGTGGCAGGCGAGCCGCTCAAGATACCAGAACTATTTTAAGTCCACCTTTCATGACTTCCAAGAGACACAGTCAGCACTTGAGCACATTCGCAACACTACTACGGCAGATCGAGCTGTTATCTTAAAAACAGAGAATAACGGCGGCCGACCTAAAGTAGGCACTCCCATTTACTCGACAGTAATGTATGAGTCCTCTAATATCAAGACCCCCACACTAGGTCAACGCTGGGAGAAGCAGCTAATAGATTCGGAATATGCTACTATATTAGGCGCTCTACTGAGTGATGCGGCTGGAGAGATAATAATAGAGGTTGAAGGCTTAGAGAAAGATTCCCTTCTTAAAAATCTTTACTTAAGAGATGGGATTAAACGCTCTAAACTGTTCTTTATATCAGCTAAAGAGAATTATCTAGTTTACTTAAGCATTAACATGACGCATGGAGAACCTCTTGAAGCCTTTGAAAAAGATATAATCAGAGAAGAAGTCTCTAAGCTTCAGAAAATATTTAATCGAAATGGAGATTAACATGAATACCTTACTTACGAAATTCATAAAAGACATTAAGCAACGCTTCCTTAATTTGCGGACTCTTGAAGGCGCTGGCATTGCCGCAGTCGGAGCAGGCATTTTAGGAATTAACTTTATAACTGCATTTTTGAGCCCAACAATCACAGCTGGCGTAGGCGCAGCCTTAATCGGAATAGGCGCTGTGAAGTTCGTTACCAAGGTTAAATAATGTTAACACTTCTCGGCACATTCATAGGCTTTCTAACATCTCTAGCACCAGATGCTTTAAAGATGTTCCAGGACGGCCTTGACAAGAAGCACGAGATAGAACTGTATAAGCTTCAAATGAAGTCTAACTTTCAAGAAGCGGAAGCTATCATAGCCGCTGCCGAGATGAAAGCCATACACCAGCCTGACACCTACGCTCCAATGACTCACTCAGAGAATATTAACTTCTTCCGAGCTGTTATTGAGTTCTTACGAGGCACCGTCCGTCCAGTACTCACTTACATGTTTTTCTTCCTCTACGCTTGGGTAAAATTTATGATGATCCAGCATGTGGGCCTAGACAACGCTTTAGATACCCCTTGGTTACTCTGGACAGAGGAAGACGGAGCCATCTTCGCAGCTATAATCTCATATTGGTTTGGCCAGCGCGGCATGGAGAAATATAGGGAGCACAGAACTAATGCGTCCATTACCTCCAGAAGCCTTTAATCTAATAAAATCCTTTGAAGGACTTAGACTTAAAGCATATCAAGACAGTGTCGGAATCTGGACAATAGGCTACGGAGCCACCAGATGGCCAGACGGCTCGAAAGTAAAGCAAGGCGACAAGATAACTCTCAAGAAGGCTGAAGAGCTCCTCTTACATGATGTTGCTAGACATGCCAACCCCATGCTTGCCCTTACTAAAGTCCCTCTCACAGATAACCAATACGGCGCACTGGTGAGTTGGACATTTAACTTAGGAGTGGGAGCTTTCCAGAGATCAACCTTAAGACAGCGCCTGAACAGAGGTGAGTATCATCTGGTTGACGAGGAAATCTTGAAGTGGGACAAGGCTGGAGGAAGACGCTTACGAGGGCTTACTCGCAGACGGCAAGCAGAAGCAGACTTATTTAACACACGGACAGAGATCCCACAACCTGTCAAGAAACCTAGAAGAAGATTTTTTACATGGCTGACAAACCTGACGAAAGACAACAAGCATTCATAGCGGCGCTCTTTGATGAAGAGAACAACCCTACCTTCTGCCCGAAAGTAGCTAAAGAGATGGCTGGCTACCCAGCAAACTCACCAGTTAAGCAGATAATGGATGGAGTACAGCGCCATATTGTAGAATATGCAGAACCAGAGCTAGCAGCCTTACTCCCTAAAGCAATTGGGGCTATCACCAAAAGTTTAAAGACTCCTACACGCAACTCCGCCATAGAGCTAGCAGCTGCTAAGGAAATTATGGATAGAGCAGGGCTTACTAAGAAGTCTTCTATGGCTCTCGAAGTAGAAGCTCCGAATGGCTTATTCATTCTACCCCCAAAGGACGATGTTTAGATATTCTCAAACAAGTGCAAAGCCTGCACAGTACCCTCACCAGTGGATCAGGACATTAGACGACATTAACCGCCTAAAAAGAATGATGCTAGGGCTTCCTATTAACTTAATGACTGGAACCGCTCCTTTTGGCTATGAGATCTCTAAAGAAGATCCTAAGCTATGCATCCCAATCCCTCACTTATTCGAAGCTTTAGTTGTTGCTAGAGATATCTGCGAAGACCAATCTGAGATGGCTGGCTGGGAATATTTAATGGAGACGACTGGTAAGACGCTAAGCAGAGTGTCATTTAAAAAGATTATGCGCTGCCACCCGCCAGTAGATGAGTGTCTGTTAGATTACGAAGATAGATTGAAGCTTCTACACGATGCCTAAGAAACCACCTAAAAAGCCTGGAAATAAGGCGCTAGATAAAATCATCGCTAAGCGTAAAGCTGAAGTCAAGAAAGCAATGGATAAGCGTTATGAGAAAAAACGTAATAACCCAGATGCAGACGTAACAGCAGAGGCGAAAGCCTTAGAAGCCAAGCGTAAAGAGTTCCATGCCGAAGCGGCGCTTAAGAAAAGCCTCGAATCCGAGAAGGCTCCGAAGGTAGTTGTGAAAGACAGCTTGCCGAAAGAGACTCGGAAGGTTATTGAGAAGCAGCCAATTATCTTTGAGCCTAACCCAGGCCCTCAGACAGACTTTCTATCCTCAACTGAGAGAGAAGTTCTCTACGGAGGAGCAGCAGGCGGCGGTAAGAGTTATGCAATGATTGCCGATCCTCTCAGATACGCTGGCAACAAGAACCACAGAGCTATCATATTTCGTAGAACGAATGACCAGCTTCGTGAGATTATATTTAACACTAAGACCCTCTACCCTCAAGCCTTCCCAGGAGCTAAGTGGTCTGAACAGAAGTCTACATGGACATTCCCTTCAGGCGCTACTATCTGGCTAACATATCTTGACAGGGATGATGACGTTCTTCGTTATCACGGGCAAGCATTTAACTACGTAGGTTTTGATGAGCTTACCAACTGGCCAACACCTTATCCGTGGAACTATATGAGATCCCGTTTAAGAACCACAGACCCAGAATTACCACTCTACATGCGCGCTACCACGAACCCTGGAGGTCCAGGATCAGACTGGGTTAAGCGGATGTTTATTAATGTAGGCGAATGGGGAAGACCCTTCCCAGCTACTGATATCGAGTCTGAACAGGTACTAAGGTTCCCTAAAGGCCACGATAAAGAAGGTGATCCGTTATTCATGCGTAGGTTCATTCCTGCCAAGCTGACTGATAATCCTTACCTCTATAAAGACGGGCAGTACGAAGCGAACCTGCTCTCATTGCCTGAACACGAGAGACGGCAGTTACTGGAAGGTGATTGGGACAGCGCTGAGGGTTTAGCCTTCACAGAATTTAGACGCACTAAGCATGTTATTGAGCCTTTCCCTATTCCTCGAGAATGGCCACGCTTCAGAGCAGCTGACTGGGGATACGCAGCGGAAGCCGTTACTTTATGGTTCGCTGTTGATTACGACGAGAATATATACATCTATAGAGAGTATACTGATAATGGGCCTTCAGTCAAAGAGAAGAAAGATGCACCGACTTACGGTAAGCAGGTATGCGAAAATGAAGAAGGTGATCGTATCGAGTACGGCCTTATTGATAGTTCTGTATTTGCTGCTCGCGGGGACTTCGGACCATCCATTGGAGAACAGATTAACAGGGCGATTTCTGAAGAGGGAGGCGTACCGTTCATACCGTCAGATCGTTCTCCAGGATCACGCGCGGCTGGCAAGCTTCTAGTACATAGATACTTAAACCATGAATTAGAAGACTCACCAAACCTCTATATATTTAATACCTGCACAGGGCTTATAAGATGCCTAACTTCCCTCCCACTCGATAAGAACAAGCCCGAAGATGTAGACACTAAAGCGTGGGATCACCACTACGACACGCTCAGGTACGGACTCAGCTCCCGTCCAAGCAGTGCTAAAAAGTATGACCCCTTCTTACAGGGTTCTGATTATAACGAATTAAGCGACAATTTCACAGGATACTAGATGGTAGAAGAATCAATTGAAGATATTTCCTTAGAGGGCGAAGTTGCAGCATATGTGCAAGCGGCCTTTGCAGATGCTTGTATGGGACGTGAGCAGACAGAAGACATCTGGCTGAAAGACTTCCTACAATGGAGAGGACTCCACAACGCTGAAGAGCAGCAAGACTACAACGAGGCTAAGCAACGCAACCCGCTTTTAACCCCCATCTACATTAAGATTACCAAGACTAAAGTAACAGCAGCCACTAACCAAATTGATGAGATCCTCTTCGCAGAAGATAAGCTACCAATTGAGGTTGCCGAGACTCCAATTCCCGACGGCGCTGAAGAGACAGTTACTATACATGACGAGGCAGTTGCAGAGCAGCTTACCCCACAGTACGGCTTTCCAGGCGACGGTCAAGACTTAGCTCCAGGCACTCGCTCAAAAGACATCTTAGGCTCTACTCGGGACTATTTAGGAGGTTTACTTAAAGGTAAGACAGCCCTCTCAGGCCCTTCTCCAGACGTTAACGTAGCTCCACAGGTACATCCTGCCAAGGAAGCTGCTGCCTACATGACAAAGCTTATTCAAGATCAGCTGGCAGAGACAAAAGCAACTACAGCAGTCAAGCAAGCAGTTGTTGAGCAGCCAATGCTCGGTACAGCCGTCTTAAAAGGCCCTGTTAGCATGTACAAGACAAATCACCGCTATGAGCAAGACCCAGAGACTGGCAAGATAACCTACACACCAGAGCAAGAGATAGCCCCACTGACTAAGGCGGTCTCTGTATGGAACATCTATCCAGATCCAGACGCAGTCTCACAAGAAGACTTGGATTTTGTCATTGAGCGGCACTTACTCTCGAAGAAGCAGATGCGCGGTCTAGTTAACCTAGGAAGCGTCGATAAAGAAGCCCTTCAAGAGTGCTTAACAATGAAACCAGCCTACGAGCAACAGGACTGGGAAAGCGAGCTTCAGGACGAAGACAGCCAACTCCCAAGAAACCGCTACGAAGTGCTGGAATACTGGGGAGAGCTAGACAGAGACCTAGCAGAAAAATTAGGCCTAGTAGATAAGAAAGACCAAGAAGAGCTGATGGAATCCATAGCTGTGAATATTTGGGTATGTGGAGATCGTGTCTTACGTGCAGTCCTTAACCCGTTCACTCCTCACCGCATTCCTTACATGTTCATCCCTTATGAGAAGCATCCTTACCAGCTTTGGGGTATTAGCGTTCCTCAGAACATGCGTGATAGCCAAACTCTAATGAACACACACATCAGAATGGCTGTCGAGAATTTACGTCTAGCAGGTAACGTGATCTTCGAGATTAATGAAGACTTACTGAAGCCAGGCCAAAAGATGACTGTTTATCCTGGTAAAGTATTCCGTAGAATGGGTGGAGCAGCTGGACAGGCAATTAACTCTATCGGCTTTAAAGACACTTCACAGTCACACAATGTAATGTTTAATGTAATGCGACAGCTTGCAGACGAGCAGACTGGTATTCCTAGCTATTCGCATGGCCAGACTGGCGTATCAGCAACCACTAGAACAGCGTCTGGCATGAGTATGCTTATGGGCGCTGCACAGCTCGGAATTAAAGGTGTTATTCGGAATTGGGATCACTATGGCCTCAAGCCTCTAGGTGAAGGTTATTTCCAGTGGAATATGGCTTTCAATGAGACTAACTCGAAAGTGCGCGGAGATGTAAGTATCGTAGCCAAAGGCTCAGCTTCATTAATGCAACGAGAAGTACGCTCACAGAGATTACTGTCCCTCATTCAGTTAGCAAACAGCCCTGTAGTGGCACCACACATTAACATGCAATACGTAATTAAAGAACTTATTAAAACTATGGACCTAGACCCTGATAAGGTGGTTAACGATACAGTTACTGCCCAGCTCTACGCCCAGCTAATACAAGGAGTACAGCAAAATGCAGTTCAGCAAGGAGCAGGCGCGGAAGCTCAAAATCCTAACCTCGGCGGAGGGCAAGGAGGCACTGGAGGAAGTGTGGCAAGTCTTGACCCAGGAGATCCTACAGGAGCTGGCGGCGGCACAATTGGGACCGGAAGTATTCCGCAGTCAGGGGAAGCTGGTTTTAGTGGAAACTAATTTAAAGCACTTATCAGACAGAATCAAGGATGGCTTAGCAGATGACTAATTACTCGGGACTATTTATGAATGACGAACTGAGCTCAACAGTAAGCTCGGCAGCTAATTATGTAGCTCCTGTCATGCGTAGCAATGTCTCGACAGCTGTACCTACTCCGCAAGCACCTACACCCTCACCAGCAGGCGGCCCAGTAAGTGCAGCTAAGAATATCTATAAGGGCTATAACATGGCCACTAACCCTTCCGGCGTTGTAGCAGGCTTCCAAGGCGGAGGCTTACAAGGCGCTCTAGGGAATCTCTCAGGCTTTCAGTACGGCCTCGGTGGAACAGGCGGCATCCCTACAGGCGGATTTGCATCAGCAACAGGTGTACCAGCAGCACAGACAGGAGCCTCGACAGCAGCCACCACAGCAGGCGTAGGAGCAGGAATGTCAGCAGCTGCGGCTATGACAGGTGTAGGAGCTCTCATGATGACTCCAGTGATCCTCTCGAAGCTATTCGGAGACGGCCCTTCAGCTGCAAAGACTCTCTCAGAAGATTTAATACCTGACAGAGACACTCTAAAGCCGATCTCAGCAGTAGGCGCTGGACAGAGAGCTGGCGAGAATATAATCACTCTAGCTGACGGCACAGAAGTTAAAGCCAGCGCTAATGCAGAGCTTAACCAGTACGGCCGAAAAGGGAACACGAAAGATATGGGTCAGCTTTTCTATGATGATAAGACAGGCTTAATATTCGACATGACAGAGACTACTAGCCAGAAAGTCCTAGACCCCGTCACTAAGCAGCCTCAGAAACGCACAGGCACTGTTGTTGGCGGCACTAAACTAGCCACTGCAGTCGATGTAGGTTCTCAACAGTATGTTGGACAGATCTTACAAGATAAAACCGATACAGCACCAACCCCTCAGCCTTCCACACAAGCAGTTGAGCAAGTTACCGCTCTAGAGCAGGAAATGGCAGCACAAGGCCAAAAGCCAGCATCTGGCGAGCTACGCTTAGGAGCAACCCCTCGTAGGAAGCGATTTAGCGAATTTAGAAAAGAATACGAAGATAAACAAAATCAAGGAGCAGTTTAATGATTGACCAAGTTACCGAGGGAGTAGATCCCGCAGCCGCTGGAATGGAAGCCCAAGCTGGAGGTCAGAGTCCATTTACTAACCTTGACTATGAAGAGCTGGAAGCTAGCCTCGATGCAGAGCTAGGCACCTTCTCAGAAGCTGAGCAAGAATTCTTAGCAGAATACCTAACACCAGAGTCCGTAGCTTTAATACAGCTAGCCGTTAGAGGACTTATTGGCAACGAAGTAGCACAAATGACGGCTGACTACTTCCAAAAAAATGCAGACCCTGCCAAGCAACTGATCCCCGTATCTCGGGAGGAAGTAAACGCTATCCGGCAGGAGAGCATATCCGGCTCACAATCGAGCCAAGTTCAACCTAGCAAAGAGGCTACTCCGATCTAATTGGACCCCTCTATATATCTAAGATTAGTTGTATAGGCCACTTTGCGCAAGCAAACCCCTAGGAGAAACTATGAGTAATAGTACAATCTTAACCAAAAGTCCAGATGAAATCACAATGGAAGACATTGAGAAGGAAATGGCAGAATTAGCTGAAGAGCAGACAGAATCAGATACTTCAACCTCTAAGAGCCCTGCTGATGCGGAAACCTCTAAAGAGACGAACCCTGATGAAGCTGAAGATAAGCAAACGGAAGATGACTTTGAAGAGGATAATGATAATTTTATTTCTGACGAGGAACCTTCCACTGAGAATGCTGAAGAAGATACTACTGATTGGAAAAAGCGGTATAGTGATCAACAGCGCTACGTGACGGAACTTAAAGAGAGCCTAAAAACTCAAGAAGGAACCATTGCCGAGCTAGAGACTGCTGTACAGAACTCTTCTAATGAGGAAATATCGGAAGAGACTATCAAAGCATATATCGAGAATTATCCTACATCCCACGCTGTGCAGAACGCCTTAATAGGGCAGGCAGAGAAGAAGATCATGGAAGAAGTCGATAAACGCCTAGGTGGTCTGAAAGATCTCGAAAAGAAGACAGCTCAAGCAGAACTTATGCAAAAGCTAGTCCGAATTCATCCCGATGCTAGGTCGATTAAGAAGGATGAGAAGTTCAAATCTTGGTATGCGAAACAGCCTGAAGACATTAAGAAGTTGTTCCAATCTGGTTCAGCCGACGTTGTCGCCACAGGCCTGGATCTGTACAAGGTGAAGACAGGTGTTGTTAAAGATACTGTCACAGAAAAAAGAAAGAAAGATTCTGTTGACGTGGCATCTTCTACGAAGCCTTCTGAGCCTACTGACGAGGCAAAAGGAAAGTATGACTTTACTGAGTCTCAAATTGATAAAATGTCAGTTCAAGAATACGAACGGAACTATCAAGCAATCTCAGAAGCTCAATCCAAGGGTCGAGTGTTATTCGACATCTCTGGAAAGTAACTTATTTTTCAACTTTAATCAAAGGATAAAATCATGGTAGGAAACGGAATCGGACCTTCTAGCGGTTATGGGCAATTCCCAAATAATCACTTTAGTCCAACAATGTATGCCAAACAATTTCTCATGTTCAACCGCATTGCGTCGATTGCTGATATGGTCACTAATACTGACTTTACTGGCGAGATCAGCGATGCAGGCGATACTGTAGAGATTCTCAAAGAACCAAACGTAACAACTCGTCCGTATAAGCGCGGTCAGAAGTTAGTTCGCCAAGAGTTAGATGATGACTACTTGCAGCTTGTTATTGACAAGGCTGAGTACTTCTCTTTCGGTGTAGACGACATTGAAAAGCGTCTGTCTCACATGAATTGGATGGAAGCTGGTAAGAGCTCTGGTATGTACAACTTGATGAACGTCAAAGATAAAGACATTCTTCAGTACATGGCAGATAACGCTACTACTGGTGCTGGTCTTGGAATCGGTGTATCAGGTACTCCTGTTACGATCGGTTTTGGCTCAGGCGAAACTAGCCCTCTTAACTACTTGAACCAGCTTGGTACTATTCTCGATGAGAACGATGTGCCAGATGATGGTCAGCGCTTTATCGTAGCTTCTCCGAAATTCTTCGAGAAATTGCGTGATGAGACTTCACTCGTAGTTCAAGCGGATAAGACAGGAGATCCTCTCTCTGTAATCCGTAGCCGCAAATACGGCATGGGCGAAGGCTATAACTTACACGGCTTTAACTTACTTAAGACTAACAACAACCCGAAAACTGCTGCTGATGATATTACAGTCATGGCTGGACATAAAAACTCCACAGCCTCTGTAACGTCTCTCACCAAGACTCGTGTTATTGAAGAGCACCCAGATTACTTTGGCTCTGCTTGCGATGGTCTTCTTGTATGGGGTCGTAAAGTTCTTAAATCTGAGAACCTCTTCGTAGGTGCGATTGACTTTTAATCTAATATAAGGAATTAATATTATGGCTAACGTAACAGTAACCAACCAACTTAAGGGTGGCACAGGCACAACTGCCTATCAAACCCCAATCACAGGTGTAGTTGACATCGCGAAAGCGGTTGCAGATAGCTCTGCTTATGTATCTGGCGATAAACTAATCGTCGATATTGTCACTCTTCCTGCTGGAACAATTCTGAAAGCAACTGACTTCGAGATCGTTGAGGCTATCACAGCTTCCACGACTACTGATATCGGTTACGACAGTGCAACTGATCCAGATAACCTTGTAGATGCACAAACAGACGTAGCTGTCGGTCGTTATACGACTTACACTGCAGGTAATGCAACTACTGCTGTCCTTACAGCTGAATCAACAATTAAAGCAGCCTTCTCTAACGCTGGCGTTTTAGATTCCGGTAAGGTAGCTTACACTATCGCTACAGAAGCTCCTGCTAACACAGCACCAGAGCTTGCTGGCTACCGTACTGATTATACTCACACACCAGCTGAAGTATAATTAATACTAGTGAGGGGGGCTCCTAATCAGGGGTCCCCTTTGCGACACTTAAAACATACATTCAAGGGACTTATAGATGCCAGAAAATCCGTATACATACCTAGGCTTGTGCAATGACGTACTAGAAGCCGTAAACGAGGTTCCCTTCACAGACGCTGACTTTGATGATGCCATAGGCCTTCACAAGACAGTAAAGAATTTCATCAACGAAACGATAAGCGATATCTACGCTAAGCCAGAATCAGAGTGGCCGTTCCAGTGGACTGAAGGCTCAATCACTTGTGTGCCTGGAACATTCGAGTACTCAACAGAAACCTCCGCTATGTGGATCGATTGGGATAGCATCTACATAGACTACGATGCAGCCATCACAGAAGCTCCAGATCACCAGGAACTAACTAACAAGTCTTGGGAATACTATGTAGACTTTCTCCGAGAGAGTGACATTAATAGTGAAGAAGTAGATCAATCAAGAGCTAAACCACAGTTTGTAATACGCACAAGAGACGATGATAAGCTTGTCCTCTCACCAGTGCCAGATTACGCATACACTGTCAAGTATCCATACTTCATAGTCGCTTCTACCCTCTCAGCCTCGACAGACGTACCCGCTATTCCTGAAGAGTTCAAGCAAGTAATAAAACAAGGTGCTCTTGCTAAAGTGTACGAGTTCAGAGATGACTCTACAGCACACGACAGAGCAATGAAGCGTTTCGATGACTATTTAGGTACAATGATAAGACTACTAGTCCCTATAACTGACAGCATAAGGTTCGAATAATGGGAGAGAATTGGCAATCCTTACCAGTAGTCTGCGCAGGCGGTCTTGTTGAGTCTGAAGATACTCTTACACAAGGAACCAGCTTAACAGGAACTGCAAAGGTCCTACAGAACATGGAGCCCTCTCTAGAAGGTGGCTACCAGCGAGTACTCGGCTATACAGAGTTCGACTCTACAGCTCTCCCCGGCACAGGAGCCGTACTAGGAGTAATACCAGCTCTAGAAGGCGTATTTGGCACCCGGAGAGTGGGAACAGATAACCAGATATTCTACTCCACAGGATCAGGCTGGAGTGCAGCCCTTAACGGAACAGCTAGAACAGGAACCGTCGATAAAGCCCGTTTCATTAGTTACTCAATTACAGAGCCAGTCATTGTCCAGACAGATGGCCAGAACCCCGCTTGGAAGTATAATGGCACCACAGAAACTCTAATCAATGGCACAGGAGCTCCGACTGCTCCCAAGTTCGCTGTTGAGTTCAATAACAGACTTCTCTTAGCACCAGCCTCTAACGCTTCGAGCATAGCCATCTCTGCCCCTAACGCTGATACAGACTTTACTGGAGCATCAGGAGCTATCGAGATTAACGTAGGAGAGGCAGTAACAGCTATCTCTATCTTCCGTGGTACTGTCTACGTATTCGGACTAAACAGCACCCACAGGCTAGAAGGCTCAACCTCAGCAGACTTCCGCTTAGTAGAGGTTTCTAAAACAATTGGCTGTATCGAGAATGATACTATACAGGAAGTAGGAGGAGACTTAATCTTCCTAGCGAATGATGGCCTTAGAAGTATTGCTGGAACTGACAAGATCGGTGACGTTGATTTAGCACTGTACAGCAAGGCGATACAGCCTTCTATCAGAGCCGCTATAGACGGCATTGCAGCTGATACTTGCTCATCAGTATACTTACGGAAGAAGAACCAATACAGGCTGATGTGCTACGATTCTAACAAGGAGGCAGAGTCACAAGGCGGCTTCCTAGGCACTTACCAGTCAGCGGGCTACGAGTGGGCTACAATAAAAGGCTTTCCAGCCTACTGCTCAGGCTCAACTTACCAGGGAACTTCTGAAGTAGCTGTCTTTGGACACTACAGCGACGGTAAGGTATATAGTCTTGAGAGTGGTAATTCTCTTGGCGGTTCGGCTATCCAGTTCGAGTATCAAAGCCCTCACTTAACATTAGGCGATGCAGAGATCCGTAAAGTATTCCACGAGATTAATATTTACACTCAAGTACAAGGTAACGCTACTTTCGAGATGTCTCTTCTACTAGACAGAGGTGAGCCTCTCGTGCTACAACCAGCTCCACAAACTCTCAGCACCTCAGGGAACGTGGCAACGTACGGAACAGCGGTTTACGGTACAGCAGTGTATTCAGCATTTGCTAGCCCTAAATTCAGGAAATTACTAGTCGGGTCCGGCTTTACAGGACAATTCAGATTCTCAGGAGCTACCACGACAGATGCTCCTTTCAGGATCGACAACTTTCAAATCGAATTTGCAGCTAAAGGCAGGAGATAACGCATGGGTACTGGGTATGTAAGACAATCAGCATCTGATATAACAACAGGTAATACAATTGAAGCAACTCCTCTTAATGATGAGTTCGACGCAATAGCGGCTTTTGCCAGCGGCTCAACAGGGCACTCACACGACGGCACTGCTGGAGAAGGCCCTCAGATCGACCTTGCTCTCGCTGTAACAGGATCTTTACCTGTAGCTAACGGCGGTAGCGGCGCAGCAACCTTCACAGATGGTGGTATTCTTTTAGGCTCTGGAACAGGAGCCTTTACAGTAACTGCCCAGCCAACTGACGGACAGCTTCTCATCGGATCAACTGGTGTAGACCCTGTACTAGCTACCTTGACAGGCGGTGAGGGAATAGACATTGCAGAAGGTTCAGGAACCATTACTATCTCTGGAGAAGACGCTACAGACAGTAATAAGGGTATAGCAAACTTTGGCACAGATGACTTCACAGTTGCAAGCGGCACAGTAAGCTTGGCAGACGATGTAGTTAAGGACGTAAGCACTGACTCTGGTGCAGTCACTCCAGCTACTCATACGATTACCATTGCAGGCGGTACAGGTATTGACACTAGCGGTGCAGGCTCTACAGTCACTCTCGCAGTGGACTCTACAGTCATCCAGACAGGCGATGATCCTCAGTTCGGCGGTACAGTTACTGTTGGCCAGGACATTGTCCACTTAGGCGATACAGACACTAAGATGCGCTTCACTAACGATAAGATTGAATTCCAGGCTGGCGGTGTTACATTCCTAGAGCTTACAGAAGACACAGAAGATGACGCTACCTTTAACGTCCCTGTCTATGCTTTCCCGAAAGTAATTGAAGATACAGGAGCAACTAACACTCTTGCCTTGACAGACGCAAACACTGTACAGCGCATGAACAGAGCCACTGCTCAGGACGTAACTATACCAACAAATGCAGCTGTTGCCTTTGCAGTCGACCAGACTCAGATTGCTTTCCTCCAGCAGGGAGTAGGCGCAGTTACAATCACTGGAGACACAGGCGTAACAGTAAATGGCACATCAGCAGGCTCAGTAACAATCAATGCGCAGTATAAGTCTTGCTTAATCATTAAGATCGCAACTGATGAGTGGATCGTTGTAGGAGATGCTAGCTAATGCTTAACCTGCTCAGCCTTTACGGATCCTCCTCGACAGCGCTGTTCAGCCGTACTCCTTATGAGGGCACGGGAGCTTCTAACTCTATCTTTACAGGTGTCAATAATACAGCTGAAGGTGGACTGGTTCTCACCAAAGACACTGACAGTGGCGGCTCTAACTATCTCTTTGATTCAGTACGCGGCGTAGAGAACTATCTCAGAACTAACACTACAGGTGCGGAAGTTGCAGATGCTAACAGCTTAACAGCCTTCGGAGGAGCAGGCTTCACTCTGGGCACAGGCTCTAACTACAACAACTCCGGTGTAGACTTTCTAGCTTTCAACTGGGCAGAAGATCCAGATTATTTAGACACTGTTCAATATACCGGAACTGCCGCAAACCTCTCCGTAGCTCATGGCTTAAATTCAGCTCCTAAGCTGGCTATTGTGAAGAACATGGACACAGCAACAGACTGGGCAGTATGGCATCCTAGCATCGATATTGGGCTAGACCGTTACATCTTAGAGTTAAACACTAGCGATCCTCGCCTGCTTTCCTCTACTGCCTTCCAGGAAACAGCGCCAGACAGCACTAATTTATATGTTGGAGCTAACACCTTAACGAACACTCTTAGCGATGAGCATGTGGCTTACCTGTTTGCAGAGAAAGCTGGCTCTAGTAAGTTCGGAGCGTATGCAGGAAACGGCAGCACTCAGTCCGTAACTGGAGTAGGGTTTAAGCCTTCCGTAGTTCTCATTAAAGATGTGACAGGCACAGATGATTGGACCCTAATGTGGGAGAACTCTCCCGGATCTTCCGTAACATACATCAGACTGAACACTTCTGACACTCCCAGCAATACCTCAAACGCCAACATTACTGATGACGGCTTTGACTTCGCCTCAGGTGGTTTCCAGAACACTACAGGCAGAAGCTACATCTACGCAGCATGGAAGTAAATCCTTTACAAAACCTTCAAAATATGGTAAAATAAGCTATGGTAACAGCACAACAACTTAGAACAGACCCAACAAGCCGCGCTGGCTTAGGATTCAACGATTTAGTAGGCTCAGGATTATCCTCTCTCGAAGCCTCTACTATCATGTCTGGCTTTTCAGGTGCCTTCGGGAATAACGCTGCCAAGGACTACCGAGCAGCTCAAGGTATTACTGACGATGAGGCTTTCATTCAGCAGTATGCTAACCCAACAGTCACTCAGCAGGTTGCCCAGAACGTTAATAATCCTCAGACTCAGGAAGTAATTCCGATTGAGCAGCAAGTACAAGCAAACGAAGTCCTAGACCCTAACGCTTACCAGGTTTCGGATTCAGCTCCTATTACTGCCCCAGATCCTATCCAGACGGCTCCACAGGTAACTCAAACGACTGCTGCTACCCCTACCCCCGTAGATGCTGCAGAAGTCACTCAGGGAGCCTCTCAAGCAGCTACAATTGACCCTACAATGACATCAGCTGTTGATCCGCTCGAATTAAAGCAAGGTGAAGTTGGTGCATTAAGCACAATACAAGGTCAGCTAGAAAGCCTCTATGAAGACTTCGATGCAGGTAATATTCCACCGTGGGCACAAGGTGCTATCAATAAGGCAGAAGAAACAATGGCTGCAAGAGGACTCGGAGCTTCCTCAATAGCCGCTACTGCAATCACAGCAGCTGTCCAGCAGTCCGCTATTCAGATCGCTGCCTCAGACGCTTCCACGTACTTCCAGATGGACATGACTAACTTGAACTCTACAAATACTGAGCGGTTAGAAAACTTCAAGACACTACAGCAGAACATGCTAACAGATGTCTCTATCGATAACGCTGCCAAGCAGTTTAATGCTAGCTCTCAGCAGCAGGTAGATCAGTTCGTTGCTCAGCTCACTGGCCAGATCAAAATGCAGAATCAGTCGATAGCTGCTAACATGGAGCAATTCAATGCAGCACAGGCTAACAGCATCTCTGCCCAGAACGCTGGCAATCAGTTAGCTGTCGAGCAGTTCGACAAGAACATGGCTGTATCCGTTGATCAGTATAACCGCAACATGGACTTTCAGAGAGAGACATTTAATGCGAACATGACAGCAACTATTGACCAGAGCAATGTAGAGTGGAGACGTAACGTCAATACTATTAATACTGCTGGTGCTAATGCTGCTAATCAGCTGAATGTACAGAATGCTTATAATATGAGTACTACTGCCCTTAACAACCTCTGGCAAGCCGCTAGAGACGAGGCTGCATGGCTCTTTACTGCCAGTGAAAACGAGAAGACACGGATAGCTGCCTCTTACAGCGCTGCTAATAAGTATGCTCACGAGTCTCGTAATGATCCTACAGCTCTAAGTGCCGCTGGAAACTTTGCTGGGCAGGTATTGCTTGCTAGCGTTAAGGAAGACGGCTTAAAGGCTACAGGCTCATCTGTCATCAATGCTGTACAGAGTGGCTGGGATGCTGTCTCTAGTATCTGGTCATAAACACTAGGAAGGATAAATAAATGTTTGAAATTGCATTTAAAGATATACGAGGAACTTTTAAGGGAGCTGATGAGCTCTTTGATACGCTCCTAGAACAGACAACTCCAACAGGCCGTGAGATAGTAAGCCAAAGCCAAGACCCTGCTCTTAGAGGTGAAGCTTTCTCAGAGTCCACCCTTAACAGTCTTGGCATGGGAGAAGGGCGCTTAACAGACGAAGAAGCAGCCATAAGCCGCTCAATAGCCTCTGCTTCCAAGAAAACCCCAGTAGCTGATCTTAAGAAAGCTAATGCTGACTGGTACGAGCGTGTTAAAGCTTTTGCAAACGTAGAGGACGTATAGATGACTTTTAATAGACCAACCCCTGGATACTCCCTGACACAGGCACCTGGAGAGATGCCTTTCGAGCAGGCTCCCCAGTTCACTGACTTAGAAGATACCTCAGAGTACCTCTTTGATGAGATGACCAAGCCCAAGACAGCAGCTAACATAGCTACAGCTCTTGAAGGTGGAATGCCTGCAGAAGGCTTTACTAACCAGCTCCTCTTTGAAGGTGTTGCTAACGGTAAGTTTACGATGGACTTAGCTTTACTGCTTGCTCCTCGTGTTCTGGCCTTGACAGTAGCAGTTGCCAAGCGTGCTGGTGCAACAGACTTTGCAATCATGAATGATGAGGATGTCTCACAAGAGATTCTTGGCACAGAGAAGCTTGTGGAAGAGCCTACAGAGATGGACATTGAAGAGGCTGCTGGCGGGTTCCTTGCTGAAGAGGAGGCTGAAATAGCTCCTGCAGAGGAAGAGCTTCCAGAAGAGCCAACAGATAACTATGAAGGAGGGTTTCTAGATGCCTAAAGGATTTTTTGAAGGCTTCTTTGAAGGAGCATCTGACGAGTTTGATAAGGGACAGCGGGCTAAAGAGCGTGCTGATCTATACAGAGAGAACAACATAGCCACTGCTAAGAGAGCTAAAGCTCAACAGAAAGCTGACTTTGATCGTCAAGTAAGACTGAAAGAAATGGATATTGAAGAGAGACAGCGCGTAGAGAGCCTTAAGATTGAGAAAACAGCTAAACAGCAAGCCGCTGTAGCTAGTTTCGCTAATCGTATCGCTCAAGGTGAAGACGCTACTAAAGTAATGGTAGAGGCTATTGAAGCTGAGGGCCCTTCTGTTGTGAGCACATTAAAGCCTCTCATTGCAAGTTTCAGAGAAACAGACCCTACTTACAAGCTTAAGCAAGCTAAGCAGAAAGAAAACATTGAGCGGGAAATCGCAGAAGACAACTATACACAAATGCTGCGCAGGAACAGCTACGATGCAGTAACCCCTGAAGCAGAGACATTAGACATTGACTCTATTCCAAGAACTGATGCAGTAATCCCTACCTATGAGGGCGATGAAGGTTTCGTATCAGACGAATTACCAGCAGACTTACCGGAAGCTACAGAGCCTACTGAGAAGCGCCGTGAGATGTTCTTCGGCGGGAAGACTGTAGAGGAAGTTGCTCCAGATCCGCGAGACAGACGTCCCTTCTCGGAGATGAGAGACATCTATAAAGAAAAATCCTTCGATAAAGAGCTTTCTGGACAGAACTCTATGAGGATGGCTGAGTCACTTTATAAGCAGGTAGTTGATAATCCACAGACCTTTACTGGTGCGGAATTTCTCTATAAGACATATGGTCAGAACTTGTTTGAGAAAGCAGGCCAATGGTCAGGCGTTCTAGATGAGGAAGGCTATTCAGCTGACGAACGTGAGAACATCCAAGAGTTTTTAACTAACTTGCAGATCTTGCAAATTGAAGCAGCTCCTCTTATTACTGGAGATACTTCCAGGTTTACTGACCAGGATGCTGAGAGAATTCGTAAAGCAGTTGAGGGACAGATTAAATTGTCTAACCTACTTGGTTCGGATGCAGGCCTGAAAGGTGGTCTAAGAGCTCTACACCGTACAGGAGAATTCCATAAAGACTTCTCTAAAGCGCAGAGCCTGACAGACTCTGTTAATCCTAACATTAATATAATGGACTACATTGATTCAGACACGCCAGCACTAAATTTCGAGAGACAGAAGCCTTTAGATGCTACTAAGCCTCTTGCTGATAAGACTGCTGAAACTAAGCCTTCAGGCCCGACTCCTCCTAAGAAAGGTGAAGTTAGAAATGGCTATAAGTTCTTAGGCGGAAGCCCTGCTGATAAGAATAACTGGGAGAAACAATAATGCCTAATCCTTGGGAAGAATTTCAAGACGAGACAGAAGCACAGGCACCTTGGGAAGAATTCACTTCTCCCGAGCCTGTCACAGTACAAGCCCCTGAAAAGCTTACCCCTGAAGAGATGGAGAGCTTGAGGACGGGAACAGTTAAGGGTACGTTAGACGTCGCTGAATCTTTCTCGGATGGCATCCTCATGGCACCTTATAAGTACGCTTACGAGAAGATCACTAAAGATCCTCTAGATGAGGAGATTGAAGCGGCTCAAAGGAAGTACGTGGATAATTACCTGTATGACACACTTGGAGCTAGAATAACAGACCGCGAAAAGAGCGATGAAGAGCTGAATATGTCCGGCTGGGCAGCTAAACAGCCAGAAGGCGCTGCACGGTTAGCTTTCTTACAGAACCAGTTCCCAGAATATGATTTCGAATCAGTGGAAATTGAAGGCATAACTCCTAAGAACCAACCAGCAATAATGTATAAGACTCCTGACATGGAGCCTGGAACGTTTGCTTACTGGAATAAGCCAGGCTTTTCTGGAGAGGAAGACCTCCAAGCCTTTGCTGGCGAGATGCTCAATATAGAGAATGTTGTTTCCACATACGCCCCCTTTAAAGTACTTCAAGCAGCTAAGAAAACAGGAACACTTATTAGAGGCTTCTTAGCAGGCACAACAGCTGCTACGTCTGGCTATACAGGCTCTCTAGCAGACACCAAGATAGCTGACGTCTTCAACCCAGACTACAGCATCCCTGAAAGTGAATACAATAAGAGAGCTAAGACAGCAGCTGTCTACAGTGTAGGCGGTGAAGCGTTTGGTAAACTTGTTAAAGAGGCTAGTAAGCTTACACGGAGAGCTACCCCTTCCGAGTTGGCTTCAATGTCTCCAGACGATGCTAACCTCGTAGAAGCTGCCCAGGCTGTTAAGAGCTTAGGAGACGGCGTATTGGAGAAGATGAACCTTGAACGTGCTGAGCTAGGCAAAGAGGCCTTACCAGAACTTCCTGAAAAGTACCAAACTCAGTTGATGGCTGGACAGTTCGCTGACAGTGAGCTTGCAAGGCTGGTTGAACAGCAACTAGCTGCAATGAGCCCCGCTATCAGAAAGAACTATGAAGCACAGAGACAGCTAGTAGCTACTACTATAGATAACCTCGCTGGTAAAGCTCAGAACCTTGAAGCACTAGACATTGATAGCCTAATTAAGACTCGTAAGAACATGGAGTCAGATCTAGCAGCTATGAGGGACGATGCTGGCATTAAAGTGTACGACACAGAAGCTTTGGGTACGAAATACCAAGATTCTTTAAAGAAGTATGGTGAGCTAGCTGAGTCAGAGAATTCCCAGCTTTACAGTAAGCTCTTAGAAGAAGCTCAAGGACCAGTTTCGTTTAATATTAAGAACGTTAAGCAACGCGCTGAAGAGATCCTTGAAGCAACCCGCTTGAAAGCAAGCCCCTCAACAGGAGTTCCTGGAAAGCCCACTCCCGATCTAGTCTTCAATGAGGCTGATAAGAAACTTCAGCAGACGCTCGTTAAGATAACTCAGCTTCCAGATGTGATCCAAGGCGGTAACAAGAGCGCTTATGATTCTCTTCAAGCAATGCGTAAAGAAACCTTCTCAAGCATGGTAGATGGCAACATCTTCACTAAGACTCCCTCGCAGAATAGTGCCTCATCAATTTATGCTGAGCTGACTACCTCTATGAAGAATCCAATTGGGGAAGGCGTAAGAGAAGGCTGGAAAGACCAATGGCAAGCTGCCAGTGATCAAGTTCGAAAGTTTAAAGGCTTTATGGATGAATCGCAAGTGAAAACAATCCTCGAAAGTGGTAGACCTTCACAGTTGGCTGAGTTAGCCTTAAGTAAGGATACAGCTGACCTGATCGGAATGATTAAGAAAGGTGCTGAAGCAAACGGCACTTGGAAAGAAGTACAGGATGAGTTTGTTGCTGGATTGGCTACACAAGGTGAATCTATTCCAACTATCCTAAAAGAACTCCGCAATGGCTCTAAGCAGCAACAAGAATTCTTAGCAGAGGTTATTCCTGATGTGGATATGCAGAACACCCTTGAGAAAATCGGTGTAGAGTGGCAGCGCTTTGGGAATGCTGATTTCCAGTCAATTATTCAGAATGCTGATACAGCTCTAAACAATGCAGTAGGCCTCGTAGACGCAGGAAATACGAAGCAGCTTAAGGCATTAATTGATGCTGGCGGTGAGAAGATGAAGACAGCCTTGCGAGCTGGTGTTCTTCAAGACATTCAGAAAGCAGGCATTGGAGACTTTGTTAAAGGCGAAACAGTAGTTGATGTTAAAGGCATCACGAAGGCTATCTCTAAATACGAAGATAATGGTCTATTTGATATGCTCTTCACTAAGGAAGTACAGCAAGAGCTTAAAGATACGAAAATGCTGGCCAGCTACTTAAAAGATCAGACTGAAGCAGGCACTAGCCTAGTAATGGCTAACATAGCTTCTCAGGTACGTGATCCTGTAGGAATCGTAAAGAATCCTGCTAAGTTCGTCCACGCGCTCTTAGAGATCAATACTTCTAAGAATGTAGTGACCCCAGGCTGGCTAGGACTCTCTAACTATCTGGTGAATACACCTATTAAGAAAGTCAAGAAAGGCTCTGTTGCAGCTGGTGTGATAGCTGGCGCTGCCTTTAAAGCTTTAGACAACTTAGAGCTTCAAGAAGACTTTGGAGAAGAGGAGTCTCTCAGGCAGATGGAAGAAACATTAAAACAATCTCGATAATATTATTCGAGCCATTAAAAAACCCTCCCAGGATTAACTTCTTAGGAGGGTTTTTCTTTGGGCACTGTTTGGTTACGTTTCTTTCCAGTCCTTCGTGACTTTGTACTTTTTATAGTCTCCAGAGCCTTCATGAGAGACCTTATAGGCAGCTTTCGGACAAGTAAGCTGATCCTCAGGCGCTCTGTTTCGGTTATACTGGTCTATATCTATTTTAGAAAGCTCGTAGTAGTAGGCGTCTAAGTTGGGAGTTAAAGAGGGCACTTCCTGCTCAGCTGTCTTTTCTTGTAAGCCAAACTCTAGTAAGAATAAGGCATTGCAAGCTAGGTGTGCTAGATGGCTTAGTCCAGTTTCCTCGTCAGCTTCCTCTCCGTCAACATATGCCATAGCGTGCCTCATAAGAGCATCGAGGTAACGTACCTGGTCCTCTTCAGTGGCTTCTTTCCAGTTATCTCGTCCATACTTCTCAGCGCCAAACATGAGTACTTTAATGACCTCTTCGAGAGGCTTTACTGGTAGCAGTGATGGGTGCAGCTTATCCGTATCAAATTTCTTAAATGTCATCATCTTCCTCCAATATGTTAATTCGCTTCTCTAGCTCTACAATCTTTCTGGCAAGTATGCTCATAACCTCTTCATAGAGCATGCCGTCAGGACTATCATGAGCCCCTTCACAGGCTCGGCTTGAAATGTTATGTAATAAGTCTTCTGATCGGTAATGCATATTAGGCTCTCCGTAAGCTGTTAGCTGGGCACATCCGCAAGAGACGGCTGTACATATACCTCTCCATGTCTACTCTTGCCATCCCGAGTAGCTGTTGAATGTTATCTGTATGCTCCTCAACAGAGAGTTCTGGATAGACTTCCGTAAGCGCAACTACCAAGTTCTCTATAATTTGAGCCTGCTTCTCAGTAGTCTCGTCACTGAAATACCAAGCATCTGTGAGGTTATCTGTCATCATCTATCCTAAATTCTTGTCGTTTAGCTTTCCATACAGTCTCTTGAGTATCTAGGCTGCAGCTGTAAAGCATTAACTTATTATAAACGCAATAGAGAGGGTATGTCAAGCGTAGAAGCCCTGCTATGCGGGTTTGCATAAGAATACTGAAGAAGTGTCCTAGGTAGTAGGTTGCTTTAATTGTCGCCACTCTAATCTTATTTTTCATCTCTCAGCCCATCTAGTTAGTGCGTCTTTAATTTGTCTTGGTTCTGTAAAGGGTATCATATTAGAAGGGACTTGTAAATGCTTTCCTTCAATGTCGTAGTACTTACCAGAGATCTCTATATAGATGTGGTCTCCATCGTAATGCGCTACAGCTTCTGGAAAGACCTCTTTTAGTAGTACATAGAGAAGATAGCAACCCCCACTAGTTAGCCTTCTTGGCATGTCTGGGTGGAGGTCCCTAACTCTACTGAGTACTCTCTCTACTTTATCCTGCATCGTTGAGCTTGGCAGCCTCTAAGTTAGCCTGTGCTATCAGCTCATCATCTACTGGCGCATTCTCAGCCACCTCTGATAAGGCCGACTCTAAGGCTTTCTCTTCAGCCTGCGCTTTCAGCTCATAGAACTCACTGAACTTACTCCACAGAAACCCTTGCTGCTCTTTCAAGTCCGCTACGAGCATGCTGGTAAGTGTGGTAGCTGCTGTGGTGTTCTCAATGCCTACATCTTCAGGGACGTCTTTCGAGTCTAAGTTAATGTCTACTGTGTCTTTCTCTAAGTCTTTATCAGTAATCGTTATTATATATTCAGCCATTTTAATTTCCTTTTCTAGTTAGTTGGTGAAGGCCTGTTAAGCTACTTCAGCAGTGGTGGGCAGGGTAGGATTTGCACCCACACAGCCTAAGGCGACAGATTTACAGTCTGCGGAGCTCACTCATGCTCAGCCTGCCCTTAAAGTTAATATATAGTCAATACAACACCATCCCTACAGATAGCCTGAAATTTACCTTTAAGCGGTATTTTGCAGATTCCAGCTGCAGAGTATGACATGATCTCTTCTTTCATCTTCTTCTTAAGGTCATCTACTGGGAACTCCATGACTCTTTCTAGATATCTAGTGAATGCATGGTCAGTGATTTCCATTGAGTTCTCTTCTTTTTTAGTCATCTTATATTTAGAGAGTTCCTCGTCTAAGTTAATTACGGCAGTCTCATTCCTGCTAAGAGCGCTCTGTAGTGCCCTCAGCATAATCTTCTGCTGTTCAATCTCCTCTATCAAGACTTCTTTCTTAGCTTGTAAGTTTCGTTTATCGGCTGCTGTCATCTTATCCTCCAGTTAAAGCTTTCCAACTCTCAGGATACAGCGGAGAGATGAGCTTGTCAACTAGTTCTGCATACTCCTGAGTTTCTTTCTGAGCATCCGGCTTATTGCGTAAGTTAACTAACCTAGCATAAGCAGCTAGAGAGCCCGTCTCATGGAATTCTGTCATCATGGCTTGCGGTAGTAGTGCTCGCCGCTGTTCTGGACAGATATGCTCATTATCAAGATACCACTGCTTACAGCTAGCAAGAAGGTCTCTATAAGTTGCGTACGGTAGAGCTTCTGTACTGACTCCCAGAGGTGCGGCAGAGGCATAAATTAAACTAGGATTCTCTAATACTTTCTCGTCAGAACTCCCTTGTTTCTTGTCGTCAGCAACTCCTCTCCAGCCATTTGCAGGTTCCCAGAACTCGGGAGACTCAGCGATATAGCGTCTGCTGACCTCATTGCGTGTAAAGCCTACTGTGTGCTTGAACCACTGTCTAGCTACGAATATAGGCATCTTGTAGTGAAGCTGTATTTGAGGCTGGCTGAACGGAGTCCAGTGTCCATGTTTGGCTAGGTAGCTGATTAGCTTCTTATCGCCCTCTCTAAGCTCTTCTTCCCAGTATTCTCCATGCTCGTCTACTCCAGCAGGCTCTTCAGGTAGGATGTACGTTGAAGTTTTTGCGAATGAGACTCTAGCAGCATTTACTACTGTCAAGTCATCTCCCATGTTATTTAATAGTGTTACTGACACCTTCTCGTCTCCCATGTGTTAATCCCAGCTCCCCGTCATAGTGCCTTTACTGTATTCAGTGGCTCTAGTCTCGAAAAAGTTAGCGTGCTCTACCGAGTTTAACATGTCATTATACCAAGGTAAAGGGTTTTCTTTAATTCCGTAATTAGGCTTCAACCCCAACTGTAAGAGACGTCTGTCAGCGATGTAACGGACAAACTCTTTAGTTTCAGCTGGCGAGAGTCCTTCGATTCCCCCTAGCTCGAAAGCCAAGTCGATAAAGCCATCTTCCAGCTCCACCATGTCACGGCATGCTTGATAGATCTCGTGCTTGAAATCATCAGTCCAGATGTGAGGATTCTCAGTAATTAGCTGGCGGAACAACCACGTCATGCCCTCTACATGGAGAGTCTCGTCACGGATAGACCAAGTTACAATCTGACCCATACCTTTCATCTTTCCGAACCTAGCGAAGTTAAGCAGCATAGCAAATGAGCTGAACAGCTGTAAGCCTTCTGTAAAGCCTGAATAGATAGCTAGCGCCTTAGCAGCGTCTCGCAAGGACTTATCTGTAATGATGAGATTGTCAGGGTCTGTCTTATCCTGCTCATAGAGCATCCCTACTCCTGAGTTGATCTCTACAGAATTAAGATAGTTGTGCTTAGCAGCCATCTCTTCATAGTCAAGGAAAGCCTCATACTCAGTGTCTGCCATGCCAACTGTCTCGATAAGCTTCGAGTAGGCGTCAATGTGGACTGTCTCCATATTAGCAAAGGCTGTCATCATCATCTTGATTTCAGGGTGCTTGCCAAAGGTCGGTATGTACTTATCTAAATAGGCAGAAGCTACGTCCACATCACCTTGAGTGAAGAACCTAAAGATCTGTGTTAAGAAGTTACGCTCCTCGTCAGTCAGTATCCGAACCCAATCTTGCAAGTCCTTATCCATAGGCACCTCTTCAGTCAGCCAATGAACTCGTTGCTGCTCTAGCCAGAAATTATAAGCTTCTGGGTAAGACGTCGGCTTGTAAGCTTCTGTGTCTCTCTCAAATAAATTAGTCATTTCTTACTAGTCCTCTCTAAATAGTGCTTAAAGCTGTTAAGCGGATGTCGTCAAAATAGTCAATTCTGGCATTACCATCTTCAAAGGCTACTTCGAAATCATCCTCTTCAGCCATCTGTCCTTTAGTCTGTTCGTCCTTCAGCTCACCAGCCACTACTTTCAAGAGCCCTTTCGCAGACTTCTTAGTGCCGTTGTCGGTGGCAGGATCTTTAAAGATTTCTCTTCCTTTGCCTTTCACTTCCCCGTAAGTAGCCTTGACAGCAAAGCCGTGAGTGTCTCTAGTGGTATAGTTATACGTGTAAGAGCCGATACCGAAGACTACATTCGTGCTGGCAAACCCTTTAGCTTCTAAGCGCTCTAGGATAGTCTTTGCGCGCTGCGGCGTGATGGAATCTCCGTAGATTAAGCCAACATGCGAGTCTAACTCTTTATAGCCTTTCTCGTTAACTGTTCCTCCGAAGGTATCCCATAGAACTTCTATTGCGCCTTTTTGTGAGGCTTCGATATTTGAGATATCTGAAAACTCTGTTACAGTAGCATCGTCTATATAGTAGTATGTCTTATCGTGACGATTATATTCTATATAAACTCTACCATAGAAACTTCTATCACCTACTGTAAAGATAGCTTCAAAATTATTCTCACCGTAGCAGCCAAATTCTTGTAAGTCGTGAGCCACTTCTAACAGCTTGTCACGAGCGAATCTTTTTACGCTTTTAATAAATTCTTCATCAGATTCATACTCTTTAGAACCTTCTCCAAAATACTGGCTGAAATCATAAGTCTCTAAAGTACCACAAATAATATCCACAGGATCTCCACTATCAGGGCGAATTACTACCTTGCCATCTCTAGCTAGAATATCATCCTTAAGAGCTGGTAGATATTCAGTCATTACTTTCCAGAAGTCCCATGTGTCAGATACAATAGAAACTATCCCACTGGGGTAGGTCTCTTTTATGAGCTTTTCAAATGTCTGGAATTCTCCCTCTTTAGAGCCCATGCACATTACGCTGTGTTCAGTAGCTGGTACAGAGCCGCCTATGAAGCCTTCAGCGCTATAGTAGTTCTTAACAAAATCTATCGCTGGTACTGTATCAGTGCCGCTAAAGAAAAGTAAGTGGGCAGCTCCACTCATGGCCGCATCTTCTAGGCCAGACATGCCTCGGAATGAGAAGTCATGGCACTGGAAAGGCACTAATGCAGAGCTAGCCTCAGAGGCTGTCCGCTGAGCAAAATCTAACACTAAACTTCGATACCAACGAGCAGTAGTTGCTGAAGTACACATCTTCCACAGATAAGCTGACAGAGAAGTCTCTAAGTAATTTACTAGCCAGAAAAAGTCTGGGTGAGTGTTCTCAATAGTCAGCACTGGAACGCCATGCTTAACAGTAGATCCTTCAGGAAGTGCTCGAATCTTGATTGGTAAGTACCCTAAGTCGTGTAATGCTTCAATGTGGTCTAGTGGGAAAGCATCTGGACCTAAAGCTGAATCCATGACCTCTTTGTAGTCTGCTACCACTTTCTCTTTAGGCTGCATAAAGAAATTATCTCCCCAGCAATCCTGTAGGAACTCTAGGCAGTAGTACTGCAATCCAAAAAAGACTACTGGTGAGTCGCTTGGCAGGTTACTTAAACGATCGCTTCGAGGTGTTAGGTTGCTGAAGACATAGTTAGTCCCTTCAGGGTACTGACGTCGGTGATCGGCTTTATAGAAATCAATTGCTAGTAGTGGGTTTTTATGCATCTGTCTATTCCTTGGTTATGGCTGTTTGATAGTATTCCATTATAGTTTCTTCCCTTTTAAGCCTGTTATCTTTAAAGTATCAAATTGTTCTTTCTCTCCTAAAAGAGGAGGATTGTTTCTCCAGTATACCTGATCAATATGAGGCTGTAAAGCTAAAAATCCTTTAGAGAAAATTCCATGAGTCACATAGAGAGTAACCGTCTTAGCACCTTTAGCTTTCAAGACTTTTGCCAGCTCAATGAAAGTACGGCCACCGTCACAGATATCATCAACTATAATGCAGTCTTTCCCCTCTACTGTATTACGAGTAGCATATACTTCTGTAGAGGTGATCTCTCCAGTTGTGACGTCTCTCACTTTCGTTGCTAGGATATAATCAGTTTTATGCTTCTGAGCTAGTTTTAAGACCTTCTTCTCAGCTCCTGCGTCAGGACATACTAACAGCTTTCCTTTAATCAGCTTAGGAGGAATCAAGTTATGCTGGGGCCGGACAGTGAGTCTGGTATCTTCATCTTCTAATAAGGCCGCTGTAACGTCGCTATGCGGATCCTCAATAACTAGAGAGTAGTACTGTAACCGCTTAACTATGTCAGTAATTACTCGTAAGCTAAATGCCTCTCCGTAATCACATATCCGATCCTGGCGAGCATAAGGAAAGTAAGGTATTTTAAGCTCGTATGCTCTCCCCTGCCTGTCTAGCGAGTCGCACACTAACAGAAGCTGTACAAGATCTTTAGAGCTCCACAGCTCAGCAACCACCTCAACGCTGGCATGTACAGGAATTCGTGCCTTAACGTGCTCCTCGCCTCCTGAGAAGGTAAATGACTCGTAAGTAATCTCGCTATCAAATCGTTTGTCTATTAATGTTATTGGCATTCTATTTCCCTTTCCACGTTATCCATTTAACATACGAGCCTAAGCACCGAGAACACTGTTGAGGACCTGCATCAGCATGCCACTTATGCGCACAGGTCAGACACTTGAAGTATTCCATCTCAGCTCCTAAACTCTTTAGCTTGATCGGCCATCTGGACAGTTATCCCGAACAGGGGCCTTACTAGCGTGGTATTTAATAGCCTCAATGCCTCGCTTAGCGCCTATCTTCTGAGTATACATCTCGGATTGCATAATTACTTCTCCGTTGCCTGCTACTAGAAGGAAATAGAACTGACCATCTCCTGACTTACGAATAGAGAAATGTCCCAGCTTAGGCCCTTTCTTTTTAGGGGCTTCTTTCTTGGTAGCTTCCTTTTTAGTTGTTGCTTTCTTTTTTCCTTTAATTGATGGCAGTTTCATCGTTCTGTTCCTTTACAGTTGGTTCTAATAAATTAACTTATCCTTCACACATTGTGCAATCTTCAGACTCTATACTAGAACTATCTGAGCTGTCTGTCAAGTGTATTCTTTCAACTTTACTGTTAATATTTTCAGCGCGGCGAG